GGTGGGCCAGGTTGAACTCGCGCTCGACGGCGTTCTTGTCGTAGTAGGCCCCCAGGTCGTCGGCCAGGTGGTTTTTGCGGTCCACCAGGGCGTCGAGGAACTGGCCGGGGTCATTGGGATGGAAGTTAGGCGGGTGCAGACCACGGTTGGGATCGGCCTGGTAGTGCATGAACTGGCTGTGGCCGTACTTGCCGGTGCCCAGCATCCCGGCATTGGCCGCCGCGAAGGCGTAGGGCGCGAACATCTGGCGCAGCTTGAGGTCGGGGATGTCCTGCAGGCCTTTGACGAACTCCCCCAGCTCGCCCTCGCGGGGATCGAGCATCTCCCCGGGCCTGCCTTTGGCGAAGTCTTTCCACAGCCGGTTATAGACCGGGGGCTTGGCGTAATAGTTGGGATGGAACTTGTAATCGAGGTCGTCCTGGCCGAAATACTTCATCGCCTGGCCCTTGTCGATGCCCACCAGGCCGTGATCGGTGTCCAGCCAATTGCCGATGTGGGCATCATGATTGGCGATCAGCCAGTCCAAGGCATGGTGCTTCTGCAACACCAGCTGCTCCTGTGGGGTCATCTGGGAAAGCCGGGGAGACCAGTTCTTGTTGTGCTCCTGGCCCGGCGGCGGTGACCAGCGCTCCGGGGCTATTGGCTCACCGTGCGGGCCCTTGTACAGCTTGATGGCGGTGGCCATTCCGCCCTGCCACGGCATCGCGTAGGTCTCCGGGGTTTCCAGCCCGCTCATCGCCTGCAGATCGGCGGTGGCCTTGTCCAGCGGGGTGAGAAACTCGTTGCCGGGGTTGGGTACCTTGACGATCCAGCGGCCCTGCGGGTCGCGGTAGAACTTGGAGCCGTGCGAACCCGCCTCACCGGGCTCGTGCGGCAGTTCGATCATCTCGTCCGGGTTGGGCATGGCCATGGCCAGCAGCGTGATCGAAGCGGGCACCTCGGCGATGCGGGCCACCCGGGCGATCTTCATCCCCATCATCCGGTGCGCCATGGCCTTGTCGTAGAGATCACCGAAGTCGTGCATCAGAGCGTTTTTGCGCTCAATAGCGTATTGCAGGAAGGCATCTGAATCATTGGACGGGAAGCGCTGTGGAGCGTGACCACTGTAGTTGGTGAAGTTCTTGGCCAGGCTGCCCGCAGCGGCGGCCTGCTCGGCGTAGGGCCGCAGGGTGTCGGCGAACTCATCATCAGGGATGTCCTGCAGCCCCTGGATGAACTGGCCCAAGTCACCCTGACGGGGGTCGTTGAGGATGCGCCCGCCGCGGGCCATGTTGCGATACAGGCCGTTGTAGACCGGCTCGGTCTCGCTATAGACCGAGTTGGGGTGATAGTTCCAGTCCAGTTTGTCCTGGCCGTAGTGCTTGAACGCCTGGCCTTTGTCGATGCCGATCAGCTGGCCGGTCTGGTCGCGGATGAACTGGTTGCCGTGCGAGTCGTGGTTGCCGATCAGCCAGTCCAGCGCGTGATGTTTCTGCAGGGTCATCAGATCAGGGTCGGAGAGCTTCTCCGGGTCGGGCTTCTTGGAGGGGAAGGCGTTCTTGGCGTCGAACATCAGCTGTGCCGATGCCGGGACATCCTTGGTGCCGCCCTCGGGGATGCCGTGATCGAGGAAGGTGGGCGGGGTGACCAGCCCCGAGGTCTGCTGAAGGGCACTGGCGGCCTGGTCCGCGGCGGCCATGAACGGGGCGTTGAAGGCCCCGCCATTGGCGATGTCGGGGGTGAACTTGGCCAGCCAGCGTTCCCCGGTGCTCGGATGGACATGCACCTCGGTCCCGGCGTGCGTGGACCCGGTGTGCTCCCCGGTGGGCTGCAGCTGGTTCAGGCCGGGAAACTGGTGTTGCCCAGTGGAGTCCAGCGCACCCTCGATGTCACGGTGCGGATGGGCCCGTCCCCAGTGCTCGTCATCGCCCAGACCATGCTGGGTCCAGTCGTGGTCTTCCAGGCTCATCAAGTACTGCAGCCAGGGCAGCGGCAGGACATTGTCGGGCGGAGGTTCCTCGGGCTGGTTGGCCTGCCGCTTCCACGGCAGGTCGGAGTACTTCTCCGGGTCGTACTCGGCGATGGGACCGATATGCGGGGCGGCACTGGCGAGATGCTCGATTTCCGGGGCCACCCGTTTGCCGCATTCTGAGCAGCGACCCATCAGGGTGCCGCAGTGCTCGGGGTCCTCGCAGGGTTCCCCGCGCCAGCCCTGCGCCTGATGCTCCTGGCGCTCCTCGGGGGTCAGTTCCCGATGCGCCTCGCGGAAGATGGCCCCGCTGTCGTTGGCGGAGATGATCGACTTAGCCATAGACCGCCGCCACGTACTGACCGGCCGCCGGGGCGGAGCCAAACTCGATGGCGATGTGGTTGGCGTCGATGGCGCTCACCCCGGCCACCACCAGGACATTGGCGCTGGCATCCCAGATGCTCACCGCCGGGCGGAAAGTGTTCAGGTTGTGCGTCAGGGTGGCCACGGTGGCCCCGCCGGGCACCGGGACGAGGATCTTCTTGCATACGATGGAGGGGTCCACCGACAGCCCTGCGGTGGTGGCCAGCATCCCGCCCCCGGTGGCCGGGTTCACCGCGATGGTGCTGCCCGAGACCGCAATGCCATTGCCCTGCACCGGATTAAACGGTGGGGCACACCAACCGATGCGCGCCCACCGGTTGGTGGAGGTGTCGATGGTGCCGCCCGGGTCGGTCATCTGCCAGATGGTGTACGGGTTGGTGGCACCACCCGCGGCGGTGGTGGTGTTGGACACCACCACGATGGTGTCCTTGGACACGAAGTTGCCGGTGGCGAAGTCGGCCGGGCGGGTCCAGGCCCCGGCCGCCACCACCCACAGGCCGTTGTTGACCGAGGAGGCCTGGGCGGTGAGCAGCACGGTGGCCCCCACCGGGGCCACCACGCCGTCCACGCTCTGCGGGGCGGACAGGCTGGCCACCGAGGTGGTGGCCACATAGTCGGCGTGCTTGGTCAGGCTGGACTGGTACAAGAAGGTATTCAGCTGGCCCTGCAGCCCGGTGACCGAACCGACCGGGATGGTGGCATTGGCCGCCATCGCCCCCACGTCGGTGTAGGTCAGGTTGACCACCGGGCCGGGGTAACCGTTGACGCTGGTGATGGTGCCGATGGCCGAGGAGCCCGGCAGTGCCACCCAGTTGGCCAACTGGGTGGGGTCGCTGCTGTTGAGCACGTAGGTGCCCGCGGCCGAGGTGCCGGTGATCACACAGATGGTGCCCTGGTGCGCGGTGCTGGTGGGCAGCGCCAGCATGGCCGCCTGGTTGGCCACCTGCACCACGTTGGTGATGGCGGCGGCCGGGATCTCGGCGAGCGGCACGTGCGCGGTGCCGTCCAGGTCGGCCTTGGCCGCCAGGGCGGCGTTCAGTCCGCCCACCTGAGCCATGGTCACCGGCAGCCCGGCGGTGTTGGTCAACTTGGAGGCATCGAAGGTGCCGGTGGTCGGGTTGAGGTTCTGTAGGTACGGCGTCAGCCCGGCGACGTAGCCAATCGGGATGTTCTGCGGGGTCTCGGTCAGCGGCAGCTTGCCTGCGGTCAGATCGGCCTTGGTGGGCATCTGGTTCTGCAGCGCGGTGATGTTGGTCTGCGCCGTAGTCATGTCCGACTGGGCCGCCTTGGTGCCCACCGTGGTACTCAGCGCCGCCAGATCGGTCTGGTTGGCCTTGGTGGCCACCGTGGCGTTGGTGGTGCTCAGCGCCGACGCGGTGGCGTAGTTGATCATCGAGTTGGACAGGTTGGTCAGATCGGCGGCGTTGGCCTTGGTGTCCACCGTGGCCGACAGCGCGGCCAGCTGGGCGGTGGTGGCCGTGTTGGCCATCTGGGTGTTCAGCGTCTGAACTTCGGATTCCAGCGCATAGACCGGATCGGCGGCACCCGCCTCGTTCCAGCGGTGCAGCTGCAGATGCCCGTTGGCGGTGATGACGGGGTAGGCCGCGTCGGCATCACGCACCCCGGAGTGCAGGTAGTACTTGGCCCCCACGATGCCCGCAATGGTGCCGTCGGAGTCGATGCCCCACGGGCTGTGCAGGGTCACCTGGGTGGAGAAGTCGCTCAGTCCACTGATCGGAGTGGTGAGGTTAGCGCTGGCCCAAAATGTCGTAATGGACGGCGTACCACCGCCCCCGGTGCCGCCGCCCGCCACCTGGGTTTCCAGGGCCGAGATCCGATTGATGGCGTTGGAGGTGCCGGTCAGCTGATTACCCGAGATCAGCGTCGACAGTCCGGTCACCTGGCCCTGGGACACGGTGATCGGGTCCGACCCGGCCGAGGCGTGGCTGGCCGCGTGCGGCAACGGAGTGCGGGCATTGGTGACACTGGGATCGCTGATGAGCAGCCGGTTGGCCAGGTCGGTGGTCAGCCCGCTCACCTGGCCCTCAAAGATGGTGCCGCCGTAAGCGGCCACGTCGGACAGGGTCAGGTTCACGATGGGGGTGCTGTGGCCGTTGATCTGGCTGATGCCCCCGCCACCGCCGCCGCCCGACGCCACCACCAGGCCGCTCTTGTTGGTGACCTGACCGGAGGCGTTGATCAGCGCGATGTCGGCGGGCATCAGCGGGTCGGGGATCAGCCCGCTCACGGTGTGCACCAGCGTGGGGTCGTTCTTGTTGGCGGTGACCGTGGCCTGCAGCGCGGTCAGATCGGTGGCGTTGGCCTTGCCCAACAGTGCGGTGGCAAGGCCGGTGACCTGGCTCATGGCCACCGAGCCGCCCACCGGGATGGCCCCCACGTCGGCAGCCGCGAGGACCACCGCCCCGGTCTTGTCGTTGACCGAGAGCACCTCATTGAGCAGATACCAACTCGTCAGGTGGCCGGGATCGGGGGCGATCAGCCCGTAGACCCCCTGCGGGGTCAGCACGATGTCACCGGGCTGCACCTGTGCCGGGTACTGCAGGGAGAGCATGGCGGTCTGGTCGGGCACCTGAATCCAGTTGGTGATCGCCGCCGGGGGGATCTGGGCAATCGGGATGTGTCCGCTGCCGTCCAGCGTGGGCGTGTTGGTCAGCGTGGTGTTGATGCCACTGACCTGAGTGGTGAGAGTGTCGATCTCGGACTGCAGGTGGGCGTCAGCGGCCTGGAAGTTAGTGGTGACGCTGGCGTCCCCATTCGCCCGCAGCGAGGCCTCCGCCGACACCGAGAGGTTCACGTCGGCGATCTTGTTGTCGGTATAGCCCTGTGCCGCAGTGGTGGTGGCATTGATCTGAGATTCCAGCTCGGCTTCTAAAGTGGAGCGCAGCGCGGTGTCGGCGGCCTGGCGGGCGTTGGTCTCCACGGTCAGGTCGTTCATCAGCGCGGTGATGTCGACCTGGGTGGCACAGATGTTGCCGAAGGCGTCGATCACGTTGCCGTTCTGGTCGATCTGGGCCACCCCGTTGATCACGCCCAGATCGGACTGCTGCACGTAGCTGAAGGTGCCGATCATGTTCTCGGGCCCGGCGATCAGCTGATCCCAGGTCAGATCCTCGTCGGGCATGGCGAAATCGGTGGTCTCGGTGCGCCCGGTCAGCCCGGCCCGCCACATCACCCGATAGTTGATCTGGGTGGCCAGCCCGGGCGAGTTGGACGGGATCAGCTCGAAGGAGACCGTATTGATCAGCCCGGACAGTTCCAGCTCGGCGGTCTTTAAGCCCCCGGCAAACGTGGTCGCCGCGGCCACGTCGGTGGCCGCGTTCAACGGCAGGATGGCGATTTCCAAGATGTCGGGCAGCCCGGTGAGGGTGGAGACCGACTGATCGAAGTTGAAGGTGAGCGTGCGGGTCAGAACCTGCGTCGGAGCGGGGGCCGTCATGAGAACCTCCTGTCGCGGCTACCTACTTCTTATTGGCAGCTCGCGGCTCGGGTTCTAGTCGCTGGCCTCCGGGTTCAAAAACAGCGCGGCGTCGTCCATCTTCTCGGCCTGCTTCTTCTCCAACGGGGTGAGGTTGACGAACGGGCCCCCGTCGGGGGCCTTGGCCTGGGTGTCGACAAACTCCGGGGTGCCCGGCGTGATCACCTTGGGGCCCCGGCGGCTCAAATCCTTGGGCGGCACCCGCAGCGGCTTGCCGACCGGCTCAAATTCCTTCACCGCCGGGCGGCGGGCCTCGCCCTCGATGCGGGCCACCACCTCCGGAGTGATCTTGGCGATGTGGTCCACCAGGTCTTGGTGGGTGACCTCGGCGCGCAGCGGGTTTTCGGCGGGGTTTCCGCCCTCCTCGATCCACTTGCGCCCGGCGGCCACCCGCTCCTCGGCCTCACTGCGGCGTTTGGCCAGCAGGTCGGTGTACTCGTCGCTGGCGGCCAGGGTCTCGCCATAGGCCGCGGCCACCTCCTTGCGCCATTGCAGCTCGGCGGTGAAGGCGGCCTGCTCGCCCACGTCCCCGTTGTGCCCGGGACAGATCATCCCGTAGGGGCCGGGACCGGGCTCCTCGTGGCGCGGCTGCCCGCAGAACAACGGGCACAGCTTGGGTTCTTTGGCCGCGAGATCCCGGTCGGTCATTCGGCCACCGGCACCTTCTCGATGGCCTCCCGCCCGTAGATGCCCAACCGGGACAAGATGATGGACACGAACGGGGGATGGGTTTTGGTGAACCGGGCCTTGTCGGCCTCGCATTCGCGCACCCAATTGATGAACACCGACAGATCGGCGATCATCGGGCGGGTCAGCTCGACGTGGTGATGAGCCAGGATGCGCTTGAGCGCGTCCTCCTCGTCTATCGGCAACAGATGATTAGCGGGCATCGTGGATGTCCTCTCCATGGCACTTCCTCCTATGGTAAAGGTGAAAGGCCAAACGCCGGTAACCGCAGGGGGGCCACGGTCACCGGCGCTTGACGGCTCGGGGATTACTCGGACGGCTCGGTCGGCAAGAAGGGTACCGGCTGCATCTCCTGGTAGTGGACGAACACCTGGGCCAACTGGTCCAGGTAGAGCGTCTTGGTCGCCGCCGGGTCCTCGGCGGCGTCCAGGTCGATCAGCCCGGCCTCCCCGGCCCAGCGCACGAAGCGTGCACCCGGCTCGTTGTCCCAGAAGTGGGCCACGATCACCGGCAGGATGAAGCCCTCGGCGGCAAAGCTGAGCTTGGCCAGCTCGTCCAGCACCGCGTGCACCTTCTCCCGGTCCACCGGGTAGAGGTCGGAACGGTACCCCTTGGCGCACAGGCCCTCGCCCGCCACCATCTGGATCTCGCGGACGTTAGTCACCCGGCCGAGCCGTGCCCGATTGCACAGGAACTCCATAATCACTTCAACTTTTTGTTCATGCGTACTCATGCGATTCCTCCTGGTTGATGTTTCGCTATTTCACTTATGCTACACCTTTTCTACAGGTGCTTTCTCATGTCTCTCATCACAGCTCCTTTCCGCGGTGTCGGCCGTCGAAGAACTCGCCCATCAGGATGAGCACCTCGTCCATGTCGGCCTCGGGCAGCGCATCTAGGCCCAGTGCCTCGGCCACCTTGCGCAGGCCCTCGTCAACCTCGTGCCCGCCGATGGCCTTCCAGTTGGAGCCCACCGCCTTGGTCAGCTTGATCATCCCCTCGCGGACCTTGACCAGCTCGGCCCAGTCGGCCTTCTGCTGCTCATAGTCGGGGTGGTCCTCGTCGTCGGCATAGGGGCCCAGCAGCCGGTCGGTCAGCTCGTGAAAGCGCCGGTGCAGCCGGTTGTTGAGGGCCAGCGCGGTCATGTGCTGGCGGGCGGTCTGGCCCGAGCGCACCACCGGGGCCCGCTGCGCACTCTGCGAGGCGGTCATGCCGTACTGGCGGTCCCGACGACGGCCCTTCTTAGCCATCAGTCGTCCAGGGTCTTGGGGTGACCGGTCACCCGGCCGTCGGCGTCAAAGCCGGTATAGACCTGGGTGGCCAGGTTCAGCTCGGCCTCGGCGTTCTCCTCGGGGGTCTGGCAACCCGGGCACAGATGGGCCACGATGCGCCCGGATTTGGTCTCGCAGTTCCACTCCCCGCGCCCGCGGTAGCGTTTGCCACAGCGCGAGCAGCGGATCACCTGGGAAGCCTGGCGGTGTCGGCCTTCATACTTCATGAACTGCTCCTCGATTCCTGGTTGATGGGTCCATGCTAGCAACCCTATAGCATTTGTGAAATATCCCCTCTAGCTGTGCACACCGTGAGTCATCACCACCAAGATCAAAATCCCGATGACCACGCCGACGAAGAACCCGCCCACAATCCAGGAGGACCACGAGGTGGAGTTCAGCCACGCCATGAACGAGGACTGCGCCAGAGCCCGATGGGCGGGAACCTTCTTCCGGCGCACCACCCGGGTGTCCCGATAGGAGAGCCCGGTGCCGGGCAACCCGGCCGAGAGCGTCCGGTAGCCCTTGCTGTTGTAGGTCGCGTGCGCCCCGCGCACGCCGGTGGTCACCGACAGGCTCTGCTTGTTGACGTTGACCTTGACGCCCGGGGCGACCTTGAATGACCTGCGAAATCTGAACGATCCCATGACTGGATTCCTTCCTGGTTGTTTACTTGGTACGGCGCGATTTGACCGGCGCAGCGCCACTTCTGCGAGGAAGCTTCTTGGGGACGTAGGTCCCCGATTGGCGCTGGTGGGCAGTGCGCTGTTTGCGGTAGGGGTTGGATACTTTGGGTTGTGCCATGTCGATTCCTCCTGGTTGTGAAGGGGTAGCCGGTCAGGCTACCCCTTCGGTGTAGGGCTTCTCGCCCAGTTCTTCAAATAACACCTCGACATCGAGTGCCTCGGTGTCGGGCTGGTCGACCGCGGCAAACATCTCGCGTAGCACCGCGGTATCGAGCGCCTCGATCTCGTCGTACCCCAAATTGGGGTAGTTGGCGTAGATCTCGGCCTCCAGGTCCAGCCGTTCCCGGTCGGCCTGGATGGCCGCCAGGGACACGCTGGGCTCGTCAGACTCCATGCGGGCTAAAGCGCCCTGCACGCCGTCGTCGCGGCCCTCCCAGCGGTCGTAGGTGCCCCAGCCGTACTCATCGGCCCACCGGCTGGTTCCGGCCGGGCGATGGGTGCCCTGGGTCTTCTCCCAGTGCCCGTTCTCCCACTTGCCATTGACCCAACTGCCGTTGACCCAGCGCTCGCCCTTGTGCGGGCCGCTGTGGGGCGTGTAATAGCTCAGGCCGTAGTCGCCGCCGTAAGCCACCGGTGCCCGGTAGCTGTAGCTGGTTTCCAGCAGGTCGAACTGCGTCGGGTCGGCGAAGTGGGTCTGCGCCCAGTGCTTCCACATGGCGATGACGAACTCGTTGTCGTCGGCCGCGGCCACGATCTTGTAGAGCCCCATGTCCTCAAAGCCCTGCGCCAGCTCGCGCTTGAACTCGCTGGCGTAGCGCGGGTCGTCCTTGGCCCGGCAGAACGGGCCGATGAAGACCGAGGGCACGTGCTCGTGCAGCCAGTCGAAGCTGCGCTCGTAATCATGCTGGTGGGTCCTTGCGGTGATGACCAACCAGACCATGTCCGGGTAGCGCTTCTCCACGGTCTCCATCCAGTCCAGCACCTTCTGATTGGGCTTGGACCAGTCCATCAAGGTCCCGTCGATGTCCAAAATTCCGGCGTACATCGGCGTGCCCTTCGGGCCCGCGAACTCATTGTGGGTCAGCGGGGTGCGGAATATCTTCGCGCCATACGGCGTCGTGTTATCAGTGCTCGCCACCGGGGTAACCGGCAGCCCATAGCGGGTTTTACGTGTCTTTTTCGCCATAAGTGACCACCTCCTCGATCTGTGTCTTTTCCTCGTCACACCCCCTATAACAGCTAGGGCTAGTAAAAAATTCCCGAGCGCTAGTGATGAGGGTATCGCCACGGATCATGCCGGTGGATATAGTCCTCCCGGGCTCGGCGCAGGCGTTCCTGGACCTGCCACTGCTGGTGCCAGTCGGAGGAGTACAGGTTGGCCAAGATGGCGAACTCCACGGCCAGCTCGGCCTTGGCCTCCTCGGACAGCTCGTCATGGATCGGGTCCGGGCGCTTGGTCGGTTCCATACCTTTTTATCCCAGCTCAGAACGCAGAAAACCGCCGCCCAGGGGGCGACGGCTCTGCTATCGAAGGTTAGACCGGACCTTTGCGCCCGGCCCGTACCGCGGCACGCCGCCTCTGCTCACGCTTGCGCGTGTTCTTCAGCAGCCCCTCGGCGTCGGCCAGTGCGGGCTTGAGGAACTCGCCGCGGGCCTCGGCCAGCTTGACGGCCACCTGCTTGAGCGCCGAAGGGTTACGCCGGGCGTTCAGCCGGGTGGTCGCCTTACGGTTCTTGGTCAGCTCGCACTGGATCATGCCGACCGTCATCGCCAGCTGATTGGTGTTGAGCCGCTCGGTGATGCGATAGCCGTCGGCCTCGGTCCACACCCAGACATGGCCCTTGCACTTGGGCAGCTTCTCGACCTCCTCGTCACCGAAGGCAGTCAGCGCGTTGCCCACGGTCTCCCCGGAGACCACGCCGATTTCGTCGGCCAGATCCTCCTGGCTCATCAGCGGGCAGCCCGCCTCCTGCCACTCCCAGATGGCCTTGATCGCCGCCCGGGCGATTTCCCGCCGGGTCAACGGGACCTGCGGGGTGCTCATGAGGACACCTGCTCAAAGGTGAAGACCTCCGCGGCGATGGCCAGATCGGTGGTGAAACGCTGGATCTTGCGCACCACCCTCAGCTCGTGAGGATCTCCGGTCTGGCCCCACTGCTCGACCAGCTCGGCCATCTTGTGCGCGGCCAGCTTGACGTGAGTACGGACCCCCACCAGGGCGTCGTAACGTGCCACCGACTCGGCACCCTGCCCGAGAAGGTTGCCCGACTCGGAGTCGTCCAGCTCGTCGTACTCGTCCTCGTAGTCGTCTACGAAGTCCTCCTCGTCGGCCCCGTCGGCGATGGCCTTCTCCTTGGCCGCCTTGGCCAGGGCTGCGGTGTAGCGGCGCAATGCCTGCACGGCGATCTTGGCCAGCTCGGGATTGGCCTGCAGGGCGTCCTCCATGAGGTGGTCCAGCACGGCCTCAGCCTTGGTCGGGTCGTTGTCGACGGCCTCGATGACCTCCTTGAGCCCGGCCTGACGCTTGGACACCTTCTTGCCGTCGGCGCGGGTGTAGCGCATGTCCTCGTACAGCTCGTCCCACACCTTCTGGGTCAGCCCCACGGCGTCGAAGTCGTACTCGGTCTCCGCGGTGAACTCCTTGACCGCGACGATGTATCCGGCGTCGGCCGCCAGATTCAGCGTCTTGACGTAGCGGTCCACCGTGGCCAGACTGCAGCCGATGGCCTCGGCCGCGCCTTTGCGGCCCAGCTGGGCGAACACCCGCCCGTAGCGCAGGGCGATGTCGCGCACCCCACCCTTGTTCTCGTACTCGCGGATGACCGCGATGTCCTCTGCAATGGTGTGACTCATGTTGCTGAGCTTACCTCGATTCTGCCCTCACGGGCCTGGTTGTTGTAGAAGGTAACCGCAGTATAGCACCTATAATTCCCTCCTAATCGAGCCTCTTTTGACGGGGTTAACCTATCATGTTAATTTCGCTGGTCAGCGGGCCGTCAATCCGGCCACTGACCCTCCCAGACATGCTGCTCGGCCAGGTAGCGCCCGATGCGATACACCACGGTGCAGTTGTCGGCAGCGATCCGCAGTAGGGCATCCCGGAAACAGAAGGGCGTCCGTGCCCAGGTGCAACAATGCCCATAGTCCTCATCGGGCGGCAGCAGCCCGCAGTGCTGAGTGGTCCCGTGGGTCAGGGTCAGGCTGATCGCCGGATTGACCGTGAAGCCGGGGGCCGGATACGCGCAGTGCTCCAGAAACTCGGGCGAGATCCAGATCTTAGGGTCGGCGCGCTCGATAGTGCAGCCCTTGCCGCCCTCGCCGATCCACCAGAACACCTGGCACACTCCTCCTGGGCCGCCGCCGATGTTTTGGTGACAGGCGATCATCAGTCCTCGCAGTGACACAGCGCCGGGCACACCAGCTGGTGCAGGCAGATCCAGATCTCGGCGCGCAGAGGGGTCAGCGGGGGGTCGGTCTCCGCGGTGAAGATGCACCGCTGCCCGCACATGCCACAGCCGACCTGATCCAGCTGAGCGTCTTCGGGGATGTGCACGGTGACCTCCTTGCCTACAGACAAATTCTAACGTGCGGGCCGACGACCCGAACGCACCGGCGGTATCGGATCTGTGATAAAACCAGGGGATTCGACCAGCCTCCCCTCCCACCGAAAGGCTTCAGTGTGCCCGTCATCGACAACCAGATGATCACCGACCTGCGCGGCCTGGCCCGGGAGGTTCGGGAGCTGGCCTATACCGGGCACCACGACAAGGAGGCGGCCCTCCTGTCGCTGAGCAACCGGCTCAACGAACAGGTGGGCCGCATCGAGGCGTGCGCGCTGATCTCTTCGATGCCGCGCTAGAGCACGAGCAGGGCCAACAGGGCCCCCACACACGTACCTACGCCACTGCCGACCAGACCGCACAGCCATCGCGGTGGCCAGTCCCGGCCTCCGCCCCCGCCGGGGGCCTGCACGGCATTGGAGGTGTCCTCGTCCAGCTCGTCGCCGGGCATCCAACTGCGCGCCCTCATGACCGGGCCGAACTGCAACTCGCGGGCCAGCCGGTCGTGATATTCGGCCTCTAGTCGCCGGGCATGCAGGGCGTCCTGGCGGTCACGCCGCTCATAGTCGCGGGCCAGTGTGCCGTTGTAGCTGTTGGTCAGCCGCTGGGAGCGCGTCGGGGAGCAGTAGCAGTACCAGTCACGGTCGCCGTAAGTGCTGTAGTAGCGGCTGCGCTCCTCGTAGCGGCGCAGTTGAGCCAGTCGCCTGGCCTGTTCCAGGGTCTCATCGGCCCACTCACGGGTCGGGGCCGGGGGGATCACCGCGGGTGCAGCCAGCCGGGCCCGGCCGAAGGCCTCGGCACACTCGGGGCAGCGGCCGACTTCGCCGTCATGGGGCTTATCGCAATCCCAGCAGATGGCCTTGTGCTCGGTCGGGGTAAAGACAATCGGGCCCACCGTGATGCGCTCCTGGGGCACCAGCAGCAGATTGCCGTCGTGCTCGATCTCAGGGGTTGGGAAGTCCAGCTCCTCTAGTTCTCGATCAGGCGCGATGGTCATGGCACTCCTCTCAAATTGGTGGGGTGCCTCATTGTAAAACTTCTACAGCGGTTCCACGATGGCGAATACCGCGGCCATCGGCCGCGGTGGTTTGGCCCCGTTGAGTACCTTGCGCAGCGCCTTGTCCAGGTGCGCCGCACAGCACACCAACGGCTCGGCGGTCCCGGCCTGCCGGGTGGTCCAGGTGGCCGCCCGCTTGCACACCGGCAAGAAGCACTCCGCTACCCCGTTGTCCCCCATATCGCCTCCCTGGCCGCCGTGTAGTGCGTCTGGCACAGGTCCAGATCGCTCGGGTCCTCATCGTAGAAGGTGACTCGGCCCCAGCCGTGCGCACTGCGGGGCACGTCGGGAACCAGCTCGATCATGGCCGTACAGCCGGGGGCGTCACAGTGCAGTTCCATTGGCCTCATCTATCCAGCGAACCGTGGTCGCCCCGTCATGGCCGTGGATCGCCTCCATGGCCGCGATGTTGTCGTAGAACGCGGAGGAGGATAGCGCGGTCTTCCAGCGCAGCGCCACCGTCCCGTCATAGAATTGCACACCCTCGGCCACCTCCCCGGTGCCACTGGTGCCGCTGATGTCCTCCGCACGGTCGAGCACAAAACGTCGCATAGGGGTACCGCCCTGGTTGTAGGTCCCCGCCCCGCGCACAGCATACTATTAGGTATGTGTTGAGTTAAAGTCCCGTACTGTTGGAATCTTTTTCGCCGTCAATGGCTTCCAGAATCGCAGTGAAATGGTCGCGCAACGTGGCGAACAGCGGTCCCTTGTCGGCCAGCATAACGGTGATCATCAGGCCCTCAAAGGCCCGCAGGCGGGCCTGGGCGATCAGCTCCTCATCGGTGTGGACTTCGCTCATGCCTCGATCACCCGGGTGCGCCGCGGACGGCCGATGCGCACGTAGAACACCTCGCCGTCGGGGCTGGGGTGAATCCCGGAGGCGGTGATCACCAGACAGCCCGGCTCGTCCAGGGTGATCGGCTCGGAGAGAGGCAGCTCCAGGGTGCCCAGCCAGAGCACGTCGTAGGTGCCCGCGGACAGGTCCACGGTGTAGGCCCGACCGACCGGGCCGTCCACCCGGATGGCGTTGGGAGCCATCCGCCCGGAGTCGAAGCGGGTGGGCACACACTCCGGGCAGATGCACTTGCCGCCCTTGAGGGATTGGTGGGAGGACCGCCAGTAATGCGCGTCCTCGCCGCCGTGCAGCTGCCAGTCGACTAGGGCATCAATGTCCTTCAGCACCTTGTCTTCGGGCCTGGGTTTTTTCCTGACAGTCAGGACACACCTCGATTCTCTGCACCGAGGCTATCGCGGCCAGATGCCAGATGCACCCAGATGCACAATCCCAGCCGTAGTACCAGTTCGGCCCGAACAGCCGGTGATCGTGATGATAGGGCGTGATGATCAGGCCGTCGTAGTCGGCGACGACCTTGCGCCAGTCGATGGGCCAGTGACGGCGGAGGTGAGTCTCCTCACCAAGGATGCCCGCCATCCGGCGCTCGTACTCGGTCTCCACGGCATAGGCGAACTGGAAGGCCGCCAGCTCGGCATCGGTGCCGACGTAGCGGATATTGGCGTCCTCGCGCAGGTGGATCTGAGAAGCGTGGGTCAGCCCGTCGGTGCAGAAGTCCTCGGCCACACACCAGTGCCACCAGTCGTCCTCGCCGGTGACCGAGACCCACAGGCCACTGGGCTTATGGTGCAGCCAGGGCATGGTCTGGATGTAGACGCGGTTGGGGTTGTAATCCCATGGGGTCTCGCTGTAGTGGATCAGTTCCATTGGGTCTAGTAAACCAAATTGGGTGTCGCCCCACTGGGATACCAGGCCCGCACGTAGTCCACCAGGAACTGACTCGGGAACGACGACGGGTAGGGCCCCTGCAAGCCGTGGTTGAACATCACGTACTGCGGCTGGCCGGTGTCCTGCTGCGCGCCGCTGTCGCTGGTTCCGCACGGGAACTGCTTGTAGAGCTTCCCGTCGATATAGATGATGTTATTCGGCGGCGCGTAGTGAAAGGTCCACACGTGGAACGCCCCGCCCAGGTAGCCGGGGTAGTTGAAGCTCTCGCTCAACTCGGCGGGCATCCCATAGCCCACGTGGTAGTTGGTCCCGATCACCCCGCTCCACACCTCGGCGATGTCCATCTCCACGGTGACGCTGGGTTCCGGCCGCTGGCGCAGCACCCAGAACGCGGGCCAGTTGAGATGGTGCGTGCCGTCGCCGGGGAAAAGGCAGCGGGCCTCCCACACGCACTCCGCGCCGATGGCGAACCCCTTGCCGGGGCCCGTCGGGTAGGTGGACACCAGCGAGCCGGTCTTGGCGTCGGAGAGCGTGAGCACCAGATTGCCGTTGGCGACGGCGACATTGGACGACGGGATGGCGACATCGTTCATGGAGGTGCCAGTGGGCCACGGCTGATAGGACCACAGGTTGGTGTTCAGTGACGAGCCGTTGAAATCGTCGCTCATGGCCAGCGTCCAGCTGCCGGGAACGCCGAGAGGTTGCGGGGTGGTGGGCGCGGTGTTGATCACCGGGGCGGGCACTGTGAGGGAGCTGGTGGCCCCGTCGGCCGCGACCAGGTTGACGGTGAGGCTCATGCGACGGCCGTCGCGGAGAGGCCGTTGGAGGCCACCGTCCACACCCGCCCGCTGGGGTCGGTGACGCCGGTGATCTTCACCGACTCGGGCGTGCTGGCCGTGGTGGTGGTGGCCACCGTGGCACTGGACGCGGTGATGCTCTGAGTGGACCCGTCGGCGGCGGTCACGTTGACCACAAGGCCGGTCACCGGCTTGGTCGTGGTGGTGCTGGTGGTCAGCACATCCCCACCGGAGATGGTCAGGGTCATGGTGTCCCCGGCGTTGTAGGAGGCTTTGTCGAGCGTGGCGGTGACGTTCCAGGTGTCAGGCATGCCCTGACGGTACCCATACTCGGCAGTCTGCAAGGTGACGCCACGCCGTACAGAAAGTTTCTTTTTCTCGTTTTAGTCTGGCCAAATTCCCAGCCGCAGGCTGCGCTTGTGGTGCCACTCGGCCAGCTCGTCGGTGAGCACCCAGACCTTGATCTCCTCGGTGTCCCAGTCGTGCCAGCGCATCCGGGCGTTCACCAACAGGTTGCAGCCCAGCTTCCATTCCTCGGGGAAGGGTGGCTCGGGGACGGCCAGATCCAGCGTCCAGCGCCCGGCCCGGGTGTTGCCCGCATCGTCGGTTTTCAGCACGGTGTACTGGTGAGCCAGCGGGGAGCACATGAGCATGTGCACCATGGGCATCTCATCGAAGTAGAGCCGCGGCTCATCCGGCGGCGGGGCCGCGAAGAAGTAGCACGGGGTGGACTCGTTGACCTCGGTCATGTCACCAAGTGCACAGCCCGGACAGCTCACGTAACCGCGCCGCATAACGGCGTCCAAGCTGGGCCTGTTCGCTCATCTCGCGCAGCACGTTGCCGGGCACCTCAAAGAGGCCCCCGCATTCGGCCTCGCAGTCGTGGACCTGGGTCTGGCTCATATCGTCCATTCCGGGGCCTCCTGGCCCATCGGCGTCGGCCTGGTGTAGGGCCGGGGGTGTTTGCGCAGCTTCATCTTGGACACGTCATAGCCGCGCTCGGCTTCATCAGCCAGCTCCTCGATGGTCTTGCCGTAACGCTTCTCGGCCTCGGCCACATCGGCCGGGGTGGCATCGGCGACCGGGGTGCGCTCGCGGTCTAACTCCTCGGGGGTGTAGCGGGCATGATCGCGCACCCGCTCATGATCGGCCTGGCACTCAAACAGGGTCATGCCGGGATGCCAGGGGCATTGCATGTCGCCGATCTTCATCGCAGCGGCTCCTTCAGTCGGGCCTTGGTGAGCATCATCGAGACCTCCTGTTTGATCTGGTCGACGGTGAAGCCGTCGGGACAAGAGGTGAAGAAGTCCCAGGCGATGGCCTTCTCCCGGTCGGTCTCGGGCACCAGTAATGTGTTCTCCTCCACCGGCCTGCCCTCCTCATCACGCTCGGTCATCCAGGGTGGCATTCCCTCAGTCCTCATGCTCACCTCGCGGGATGGCGTCGATCAGCCGGTCCAGCGTCATCGCCAGCGCGATGCGCAGGAAATCCTCCTCCAACGGGCCGCCGCCGAAGATCCGGTCTAGGTCTGCCAGCAGGGCAGGGACACCGGGCAACTGCCCATGCCAGCGCATCAGGGCCAGATTGCCCAGCAGGCCATCCAGGTTGAACTGGGCCTCAAACTCGGCGAAGCGGCGGTCGTCGTCATCGGCGATGTTCTCGGGCATGCTCATGACACACACTCCTCGTGACATAGCTCGTCGTCCTCATAGGTCACCTCGTCGCCGGGCTCAATAGGCTCGCCACACGCCGCACAGGTGCCGGGGTAGCGGGCCTCAAAGCTCACGGGGTGCTCCGATGGTGCCCGTCGCCGGTCTGCGGGTGATACAGCGTCATCTCATTGGGGTGGCGGCGGAACAGCTCGGTGATCACCGCGGCCTGGTTGGCCTTGACCAGCTCGTCCAACTGGGCCAGCTCGGCCGCGGCTTCGGGGTGGCACTTGCGCAGATGCTCGGTGATCTCGGCGGCCCAGCCGCCGACGAGGCGCTCGCCTTCCCGGTGCGGGCCCTCCTCGCTGGGCGGCTGATACCCGCACAGCTTGCAGGTGACTTTGTCGGTCATGTTCGGGACCTCCTGGTTGTAGGTTCACCGATTATAACTCTTCTATAGGGTCACCAATTCCTGGCGAAATAAATCCAACATTTGCGCATCTCGGCGTTGGCGTGGGCGCGGATCAAGGCCGGGGTGGTCAACGTGGCCCACTCGGCATCGCCATAACGAATACGAACAGCTGTTCGATAACCGTCGCCGACCTCGCCGGTCTTGGCGTTGCGCACCAGGCAGGCCAGCAGCGGCTCGTCGTGGCACCGGTTGATCTCGGCCACTGCGCAGCACATGCCGTCCACGGTGTTACACCAGTTGAACCCGTTCCCCGGCTCGGAGGCCCCGCAGGACACCCCGTAGCGCGCCACCAGCACCTGTCGCCAGATCGAGCCGTAGTGGGTGAACGTCCGGTCACTGGCGGTGGTGCTCAGCATGCCGTAGGCCACGATGCCCAGGTCGACCTTCATTCAAATTCCTCCTGGTTGATTAGCCTGGGCCTTTTATAGCTCAATGCGCTCGGCCCGCAAAGCTAAGCCGAGCGTAGCATCCTTGTCAAGTTTGCTGTGACCAGCGGAACCCGAGCCCGGTGCGCGGGGGCATGACGGCCACGTGGATGGTGTCCCCGTGTTCGGGGTGAAACTCCACCCCGGCGATGGACCACTGGTCCATACCCTTCTCGTCGGTGCCCTCGTGGATCAACTCGCAGTCGATCACCGTGCCGTCACCGCGGCAGATCTGCACGCCTTCAGGACGGCCCATGGCGCATCCTCTGGCATTCGATGCACAGCAGCTTCTCGGGCTGCAACAGATCGGCTCCATTCCACTCGGGCATGAAGCGTCGGCACTGCGCGCAGCGGTACTCCTGGGGCGGGTAGTCGCCCCAGGACAGCAGCCCGGTATTGATCTGCACCGGCTCATTGGGGTAGCGCAGCCCGGCACGGAACGTGGTTTGCTGGCCCGGTGGGCCCTCTTTGCCGTAGTCGGCCAGCTCATTTGCCAGGTCGATTTCAGCCATGATGGTGATCTTTCACGGCCCCGCAAGGCTCTGGCCGTGAGCCTAACATTCTTGTCAAGTCGGCCTCACCTCTTCTGCAGCTTGTAATACAAGCCGGGCCTCAGCCATAGCCCTGCGCCCGAAACTTCACCTGCAGGGCTTCGGTCGCCTGGATGACGGCTACCCAGCGCGGGTAGAAGAACAGCTTGGCCTCGGTAGTCAACGGGTGGTGACAGTGCCCGCAGACCAGACAGACCTCACTGGCCAGCCCTTCTTCGCCATTCTGGTCACGGTAGTGTCCAGAATCGTAGATAGTGTGCTGTATGCCGTAGTGATCTACTCGCATTAGCGGGCGGTGACAGCCGGGGCAGTCGGGGGGATTGTCGATGGTCACTGTGAACCCCAATTCCGTTGGGATCGGTAGCCGGGGTGGCGGCCTAGAACAGGGCATGAACACCATCGAAGTGCCTGTTGTGGCCGCCTGGGACAAGTTGTGCACGCACCCCGCGGGGCCGGTCTTATTGGCCGCCGCGGAGGCGGCGGCGCTGCTGGATCTGATCGTGGCCTGGCACTGGGAGCGCACCTAGTCATGCGGCAGCAATTCGCTTAATGCCTGCTCAGAGGGCGTGACGTGGTGGCGCATCTGCTCGATCATGGCGGCTCTGGTGTCCACGGCCCGGACGAACTGCAGGGCCGCAGTGCACACCTGGGTACGCTTGTGCGCGGTCGGCCACTCCTGATAGTCGGCGACGGCGGTTTTCAGCTTATCGAAGAGATTGGGTTCGGTCACGTTTGCAGCCTCCTGAGAGCCTCTGTGCGCCACGAGACTGCGCCGATGACTCACCATGTCATTCAGGTCTTCAAATTCGATTGTGGTGCGATTCCAGCCGCTGTAGAGGGCATATCTGGCCAGGTGCTCCACCGTGGTCTGGCGGGAAACGGCATAGCTGCTGGCCCACCAGGTCTGCCCGAGCGGGTCGGTGTAGCCCCAGGAGGACCCGTCGGGGGCCATGCCGTGCAGGGTCCAGGTCACGACAGCAGCCCTATCGTCAACCCGATACTCAGGCCCAGCAACACCCCAGACAGGAAGAACAGCGTGATGACTAGGGCGAATCCGCCCCAGGTGGCGCTGTAGCCAATGCGAGGCTCGGTCATATCCAGGTCTTCCTGTCTGGGGCCATGCCGTGCAGCGTCCAGCTCACTGGTGGGGCTCCTGGGTGAACGCTTTGACCTGGGCAAGGGCTTCCTGAGCCATGTCCTTGTAATGGCGGGCCAACAACGCGAAGCCGCCCGACACCAGTGCCGCAGTGGCCGCAAATGCCGCGCAAACCCAGCTGGCCGCGGTCATGACGCGGCCCCCCGAGGGGGCCGCCAGTCCTGGGGCACCACCGGGGTGAACAGGGGTTTGTCGCTCATTGGCGTTCTCCGTAATTGACCGGGGCCAGTGGGGCTATCGGGGGGTGGATGTCGGGGTGGGCCTGGTCGTCCAGGGCGATGACGGCCCCGAGGACGATGCCCGCGGCCACCACCCAGAACACCACCCTCCACCAGGTCACGGGCCGATTTCGTCACCGTTGGCGATCTCGGACAGCAGGGCGTCGAGCACATTGGCCAGTGCCAGGATCATCTGCCAGGCCCCGGCCGGGGTTTTGCTCGCCGCTTGCAGCTCGGTGTAGTCGCGCAGGGTGTCGCGCAGACCCCGCAGCTTGTCCTTGTCCACCATGACCAGGCGTTCACCCATGCACCGTCGCCCCCTCCGGGGGCGAGGGCGGACGCTGGGCAACCAGCAGCCCGCACAGCGCGTCCAGAAGGCCCGACAACAGCAGCTGAGTGCCCAGGGGATGGTCGCAGTCGTCCTCCCACTGCTGCAGCGCCGTGCGGGCCCGGAGGTAGTGATACAGGGCGGTTTCCTGCGTGATCGAGGGCCGCGGCATGAAGCTCATGGTCTACGATCCCATGTTCGCCAGCTCGGCGACGGGGCAACGGACGGTGACTTCGTTGCCGTCGGCCCTGGTCATCTGCACGGTGCGGTGCCAGTGCAGCGACCCCTGTGAGGTCATCTGGCACAGCGGGCAGGTGTAGGAGGGGGCCCCCTCCGGGGGCCCGCTCGACAGCTCGACGGGGGCGCGCAGGTCGTCGGAAATGCGCTCGGACAGCTCCACCAGGGCGCGGGCCTCGTCGGGGTGGCCGCCCTGCAGGTACATGGCCGCGGTCAACAGCAGCTCGACATCGTGGCCGGTCATCATCTCAGCGGTCCTTGTACAAGAGCCAAAAGGCCAGGTAGGAGAGGGCGAGGATGATCAGAAGCACGATGATCGTGGCCCCCACCGAGGTCATTATTCCTGCTCTTGGGGGCGCTGTCGTGACGGGCGAAACGGGCTCGGCGTGTCACTAGATAGCCTTTCTATGAACCTCAAAAAATACTGCGCATTGGGGGATGACCACCCCGGTGCCCTCGCCTCGGCGACCGGAGTCCCAAAAGGACAGGGGCTTTCGGGAAACGAGGGGTGATCGGAGGGCCGGGGGTGTGGGTGCGGAGGGCCGCCAGCAAAGACTGTTTTCCCAGGACATGCGAACTAGCTGAAAAAGAGTTCGTTCAGCAAACTTTTGCGTTTTCATGTGTTGATCATCCAGCAAACATTTTTGGATGGTGCCCATCTTCTCTGGGCTGACCTGCATAAACAGTGTTTCGACATGAGTCGAAGAGAACTATATATAAAGGGCCCGAAACGCTCATGCCGACTGACTTCCAGCAAGCTGGCGCTCCTTGAGCAGGTGCCAGGTACTCAGCTTCAGCTCGGTCCAGAGGCTGGGATCGGGGGTGAACTCGGGCGAGGCCCCCGCCGGGGGCCAGCCGACAAAGGCCAGGACGGCGTCCCCGGGGCGGCGCAGGTGCACCGGATACGCCTTGTCGTAGGTCCACAGGGTATCGGGCATGCCGGGCACGTAGCGCACGGCACTGGGGATCTCCCGGCACCGGCCGAATAGCTTGTTGACCTCGGAGTTCTTCTCCATCAGGGTGTAGCGCCGCGGGACCAGGATGCCCTGCTTGTTCAGCCGCCACCACCGTGGCGGGGCTCCCATGTTCCTGGGCGGGACCAGTCCCACCAGGTAGGCATCGCCCAGGGAGGACACTCGGATGGACTCGGCGCGGTTGGCGTGCCGGGTGCGCTTGGGCAGCCCGGAGATCCGGTAGAGCTTGTCCATCCGGTTGCGCCAGGCCTTGTGGTCGCGCTGAAAAGCGTCCCAGCCTGCGAGAACCTCGGGGGCAATGGAGTACCACCAGGCCGCGGGGGTGTCCCCGGGCGGTAAGGGGCCGATCATCTCGGCCAGGTCGGCGAGGTTGTCGGTGAGCGGCAGCGTCATTCAACTCTTCCTTAGCGCTAGTCTTAAATCCCTTATAGCACAAGGGATTTAAGATCTATTGCGGCACAACGGATTTCATCCGTTGCCGCAAGCTCCTCTCTCCTGGCGTCAAATCCCTTGCGGCGCAAGGGATTTCGTTTCTCAATTGTGTTGTGGGACAACACAATTGAGAGCAGCCCCTCCGGGGCTGCCAGCGACTGAAAATGCGCCGTGCGCATCGCCAGTCGGCGGGGACTCGGGCGTGTTGCATTGGAGTGTCATAAGCGCTCCGGGGGGTCTTCCCCGAACAGTAAGCGATGTCCTTCAGCAATACGCTCGCGTTGTTCCTGGTCAGCACGTCCGCGGGGGATAGGGACATTGGCGTCGTCCAGGGCGTATTCCAGGTCCTTAATGCGGTTCTCCATGAGGTTGAACAGGTCGTGTGCTGCTAAGAAGCGGTGTTCAATGCCTTCGGCCGAATTTGTGTCGTGGTGTAAGAACCAGATGCCACTGCCTACGGCCACTCCGGTCATCAGGCCAATGGCGAAGCTCACGAGCAGGGACGGCACCAGGTGCAACTGCCACAGCTGCCAGGTGGCCAGTGTGGCGATGCCGCTGCAGGTCAGCCACCAGGCCTGTTTTCGGCTCATTGGAATGCCGCCGGGGGGTCGTCGGGGTTGGGGTGAGGATTGTCGGCCAGCCAGTCGGAGAGGGGATAGGCCCAGGCCATGTCATCGGTTTCGGGCTTGGGGTTCTCGGCCCGAATCTGGGTAAGGAGTGCTTCCATCCGCCGCCGTTGTGCGCGGGTGTAGAGCGCACCGGCGAGGGTGATCAGGGTGGCACCGGTGGCGATCCAAATGACGATCCAGTCGACGCTACTCAGGGCGCTCATGTGATCCGCCCCCCTTCGGGGGGCCAGTGGCCAGGGCTGACAGCAGTGCCTTCATGGCGGTGATGTCCTTGGTGATGCGGTCCAGGTAGAAGGCCATGATCCAGACGCTGACCAGGATGATGACGGCCACGATGAGGGTCAGGACGGTGGTGCTCACAGGCTCATCTCCCCGGCTGCCAGGGTGGCGGTGATGAAGTGACTGATCCAGCGCAAGGTGGTCTCGGCCAGGTGCCGGGCCTCCACCGCGGTGCGACTGTCGGTGAGAAAGGCTTGGGTGAGGGCAATGGTGGCCATCTCAAAGGCGTGCTTCTGCTCGGTGAGGGCGTGCTGTTTGGCCTTGTCGTAGTAGCTCTCTAAGGCCTTGTCGAGAGCATCGGGGTGCTCGGTCATTTACGGCTCCCGATGGGGTCGTTGGTGGTTGTCGGCCGCGGTGTCATCGGCCGCCCAGAAGCGCTGTTTGGCCAGCTCGTAGGCCTTCTCACTGAACCGGGTGGAATCCCGGCTCTTAGCATCGAGGATGCCGATCTCGATACCCACCTGGCGGATCAGCTGGTCGATCCGCTCGTGCAGGTAGGACTCTTCAGATGTCTTCGGCGAGGTCATCGTCCTCCAACTCTTCCTCCTCGGCGACAAAGGCGCGCAGGGATTCGGCGATGTCGATCAGGGCATGGGCGATGGCCGCCAGGGGACCGGTGTCAACGATCAGGGCCCTTTTGGCGGCGGCGAGATGATCATCGGTGGTCACCGCCTGTAGTTGACGCTTTATCTCGGTGAAGTCCTGCTGACGAGTCATTTTTCTCCTATCGCCGCTTGCGGTACGCATTGCGTCCCCAGATCGCCAGCTGGGTCATGATCGCCCCGAACAGGCCGCCCACCAGAAACTCTGCCCAACTCATAGCACTCCCTGTCTGGCCGTCATGCGGGTAGCGCCGGTCTGCTGGGGGCCGGGCAGCCGTTGGTGTACTGCACCAGGGCAATGGCCAGGCACAACCCGCCCAGAACGAGGCCCAGGACGAACAGCGCCCAGAGCACATACACGAAGCGCTTGCGCCAGCGGATCAGCTCCTGGTGCTGGGCATCCTCAGTGGGAGTATCGGCGGCGATCAGGTCGTTCAGCTCGTCGGCCATGGTCTCGGTCAATTCCTGGGCCGGGGTCTTGGGCAGCACGTCGGTGGCGTGCGGGTCCGGGCCGTAGTACATCCGCTGGTGGTCGCGCAGCTGCTCATGGCGGCCCAGCGGCGCATCCTCGGGCACCTCGATCACGTCGATCACGGTGTCGGTGTCGTCCTGTTCGACGGGGACGCTATGTCTGCCCATTAGCCGGGGCCCCCTCCGGGGGCCCGAGAGCGGTGCTGTCCATCCTCGTTGGCCTCCTGGGCTTCTAACATCTCGGCCAGATTTCTCAGCCGGGCCTTGGTCTCCTTGTCGGCACCCTCCCAGTCGGCCTCGATGACCAGGGCGCACTGGTAGCGCTCGCCTGCGCGATAACGGCGCATGCTGCGGTCGCCACCGTCGTAGACCACGTAGTTATCCCTGGTCAGCACGATGGGACGGTCGTCGGGGGTGCTCATGCCGCGGCCAGCTCCTCTTTCCACTTGCTGATCTCCATGCTGACCGGGTCCTCGCCGCTTTGCGCCTCGTCCAGCTCGGCGGTGACCTGCTCCAACTCGGCATGCCCGATGGTCTCGGCGATCACCTCGCCCTCGATGTCGGGGAGGGTGATGGTGGGGTCGTGACCGGTCATGTCCAGGTCGATCACCTTGCGGTGCACGCGGGACATGGCGATGCGCAATAGCTGCAGCTCCTCGGTGAAAAACTGCCGGTCGGCATGCTCAGGGGTATTGGCGGGCAGGTTGTCAGCAGTGTCGGTCATTCGATTCCTTCTGGTTGTGTTGTTTCACGTGAAACCCTTCAGAACTGCCTCACGCAGTCGATAGCCTATGGTTCCCGGCACAAGATTGTGGATGTCATTGGTGGCTAATGCCAGCATCGACTCCATACCGCCAATGATGTGCTGAGCTGCAGTTATCGCCTCCTCGTAGACAACATCGGTGAACCACTCCCGGCCGCCGGTGAGCGGCTCACCATGACGAGTGGCCCAGGTGATGAGCTGCTCCTCAGTCCTCTCAGTGCTGTCATGGGGCTCGGAGACCCAATGACGCAACATCGTGAAATGACCAAGGTTCTTGGCCTCCTTACGCAGCACTGCAAAGCGGGTGGAGGGGTTGTTAGTGCGGCCCACTTTGGTCACACCATCGGCAAACGCTGCCACATACAGGTGGCCCATTCTATTGCCCTTCCCGCGCCGAGGAGTGATGGACTCATTTTACATGCTCCACAGGGTGTGGCGTGAACAGATGGGGCAGATGGGATGCGTGATAAAGATGACATCTGGAACACTTGCTATAACTTTTCTACACGCTGTGGCTCGTGCTGACGGGACAGTCGGTTAGAGGGATGAGTGGGTGGGCCGGTGGTGCCTGCGTGAGAGTCGTGCTTGTGGGTGCGGTACTCATAGGCCAGCTGGGTGAGGATCTGCAGCAGGATGATCGGCTCAAAGCGATGGTTGAGCGGGTCCGCCAGGATCTCCTCGGCCTGAGCCAGCAAGGAGTCCAGGGAGTGTGGATCGTGCTGGGGTGCCACGGGCATCGGTCGGGTTCCTTTGGCAGTAGTCGGCCAGGACTAGGGCCACCAGGGACAGGTCTTCGGGCCCTGAGTGCTCCACGGTGCCCCGAACCGGGGGGTGGTGGGGTGAGAGGACTTCGTAGGCATAGACCGGGTCTTCACGGGGCAGCTGGGACAGGCGGCGAATAGAGAGGGAGCACATCGGTGACCCCTGCCGCATCACATCGCAGTACAAGCTCATTGAACTGGTGGCGCAGCTTGGCCTGCTCCCAGGCCAGCAACGCGATGTCGGCGCGGTAGGTGTCCACCGGGCACTGGTGCAGATGCTCCACCCGATAGAACCGGCGGTAGTAGTCGGCCAGAGTGGCATCCATCAGGCATCAGCGGGTTCGGGGGTCTTGGCCGTAGCCTTCTTGGCGGGTTCCTCCTTGGGGGTGCGCATGGAGGCGTGGATCTTGCCGATGACCTGTTCGTAGTCCTCCATCACGTTGAAGGTGACACCAGAGGGCAAAGTGATCTGCGAGCCCGACCAGGCGATGCTCACCGACACCCCCTGGGTGGCCACATCGGGGCGCATGGACTTGCGCGGTTTGACGGCCACGATGGCCCCGGGGTTGATGGCCACCGGGGGGTTGCCGGTGTCGGCCAGGGTCAGCTGAATCATTGGCGCTGTCTCCATGCTCGTTTGATGTTGGCCTGCAGGATGTTAACCAAGTCTTCGGCGTCATCGGGATCGAGGTTGAGGTTGCCGCCCGCGTCCAGCTCAAAGCCGCGCAGCTGCACCCAGCCGTTGTCCACGGCCACCGCGGGCAACGGTGAGGGCACCCGGGGCAAAAACTCGGTGAGGGAGGAACCCTTGTGCAGGGCATACCACTTGTCGGCCAGCTCCTCAGCCGGGGTGCTGGCCTGGGCATTGGCGAGGTCGCGGTGCAGCTGGTCGATGTCGATGTCGGATGACATGTAATCGGAGGCTCCCGGCATCTGCTGGGGCTCATCGGTCAGCTCGATGCCGCCGGGCGGGGTAAGGGTGGTGGTCTCGGTCACCGTCCAGCCCTCGGGCAGCTGGACCGCGGTGACTTTGGCCCCCGGGGTGGCTTCGCCTTCGCTCATCATCTCCACCGGGTTGACCTCCATCGGCAGATCGCCCACCGAGCGCACCCCGGCGGCGGCGGCCAGCCCACCCAACAGCGAAGGGTCGCCGGTGTCGGCCGGTGCCGGGCCGCCGGGGCGCGTTTCTAGCGGAATGGAGCCCATCACCGCGTCCCGCTCGCTGGTGTAGTCCACGGGCCCTCCGGGCCCGCCCTGATCTATTCGCTTGACCATTTGCAGCCTCTTCTCGCGTTCCTTTTCCTGCACTCGGGCGTGGTAGGCATCACAACAGCGTTTGTGCCCGACCCGCGGGCCGCCCAGCACGATGGTGCCGATGGCCTCGCCCTCGTTGATCTGTTTGCCGCAGATGCTGCCCGCGGCGTCGGGGATCGTGCAATTGCCCATGCCCTTATCCCAGCTCACATTTCACCCCTTGCCTGGATTAGAGGTTGGCTGTAGGTAGCCTAGTGCACCCGGTCGGGGTGCCGCGTCAGTTCCTGGCGGTGCTTTTCGCACGCCCAGTACGGCTTGCCGCCGATCATGATTAGCATGGTCCCGGCGAACGGGCAGCCCGGGGCCACGCAGTCGGCCTGATGCGGGTGCTTGTCGGAGTAGTTCACCTCACCTCCTCGACGGCGGTCTCATAGCCCATCTTCTGAAAGATGGCGGTCAGCGTGTCCACGGCCTCGGGGGTGGTGCAGTGCACCCGGATGGAGCGGCCCTCGGGCTTGTGCGCGACGAAGTAGGTGCCCGGCTCGCCGAGCGGGGAGGGTTGCGGCAGCCTGGCGGCCCCCTGGGCCTCCTCGCGGGTGGGATGCACGCCGATCAGCTCCCAGCCGCCGTCGGGGCCTTTGGCCCAGTACTGCCAGCCGTCCTCGCCGTCGTGGGTGAGCACCACGTGCTCGCGGTCCTCGGTGGCCCACAGCTCCTTGAGCCCGGCATAGGAGAACCGGTGACCCTCGATCTCGGGCCGGGTGGCCCGGGTGGAGGCCCGCAAGGTGCGCGCCATGCCTTGGTTGAGCGGGTGCTTCAGGAAGCGCACTACGGCCTCTCGGGATCGTAATGCCGGATCAGCCAGGCCAGGATGAACAGGGCGATCAGCGAGGCGGCCTCACCCGGTTCCATGCGCCTCGCCCTGATCGTGAGCGGACTCGGTGGGCCTGGGTTGGTCGTCCTCGGTCTCGGCCTCGGTGGGGGCGGCCTGGTCGTCCACCTGGTGCACCCGGTAGGGTAGCTGCTCCTCCTCGGTGGGCTGGCGCTCGTTGGCCTCCTCGGCCAGCGCCTTCTTGGCCTCCTCATCGCGCACCTGCTCGCGCCATTCGGCCACCCTGACGATGTTGTCCTGGTAGTCCTTGAGGATCAGTCCGAAGGCGGCCACCCACGCGAGCACGGCATTGATCCACTTCTCGGTCGCCGCGTTGATGCCGGGCATGGTGACCACGGTGTTGGCCAGCACGATGCCCATGGTGAACAACGCCAGAAACAGGCTCCAGTGCTCGGCGAGCCAATATGGGGGCGGGCCTTTGGTGGCGAACCATTTGGGCAGCTGGTGGTTACCGATGTCCCCGCCCTCGTCATCGGCGCGGTGGGTCACCGGCACACCACCTCGGGGTCACTGGTGGTGTCCACCAGGAACCGGCCCAGCAGGAAGTAGATGGTCACGAAGCTGACGCCCCAAGCGGCAGCGAGGATGCCCAGCCCGATGATCAGGTCTTTGAGCATGGCCGCCTCCTCACCTTTTCTGTGGGCTCGGAGGCTGTTTTGCAGGGTTAATTCCGATAGAAGATATGCACGAGATGAGTGGGGTGGTGGGCCTCATGAAATGCCGCATAGTCTTCCAGCCGGTCGACGCTGTAGCTGCGCCAGTCCCAGCCGCAATCGAGACAGACAGCATCGTTCAGGGGTAGTTCCCTCATACCCGGAAAGAACGGCGCACCTCATGAGTTTGTCCACTACGGCATGGTGATGCCGTGTGGCACGATCACGTCGCCCTGGGTCATCAGCAGGGTCTCGAAATCGCTGAAGCTCACATCGAATTGGCCCCTGCGCCCGAAATCCGGGCCCCAACTGGTCAGACAGGTGACCAGCTGAGTGCTGTAGTTGATACCCAGGGCCAGGTACTCATGTCCCCCGGCCACGTTCTCATCAGTCAGCGCCCCGATATGCACCAGCCCGGAGGGGTCCGGGTTGAACATAGAGCGCGTCCATAATGTGCCCACCAAACATGGCGTGACCTGCAAAGCGGCACGAAATTCAGCGAAGCCGAAACAATGCTGGTATCTGTCGGCCCAATTCAACTCCACGGCGGCCTTAGCTATATCCAATCCATCGCTGCCCCCATCATGGGGCGGATAAAAATACTCCGGGTCGCCCTCCTCGTGGGTGGCCACCGAGTAGAACTGCAGCGCCAGGGACTCGGTGCACCAACTCACCTTCTTGGCCCGCCGCACCGGGGCGGCGAAGTCGGTATTAAAAAATCCGGCCATCGCATTGCCGGTGCAGGCGTTGGTGTTCCATTGATTCAAAATTGGCTGGGTATAAGACCACAGCGTCGTTACGTCACGTGACGGTTTGTCGGCCGCAAAGGCGTAGTTAAGCGAGCGCGTGTCGTGATGGATGTGACGCCCCAACCGGTAGGGCGCATCGGTGGGCACCGGCAATTTATGAATGATCTCGGCCATAAAAAACCTCCTCTTCTTCGGAGGAGGTTTTTTGGGTAAAGCCCCTGCCTTGCCGAGCCCGGCCTAGCCACGCCCAACCTGGCCTTGCCAGGCCTTGCCGAGCCCAGCCTTGCCCGGCCGCGCCGCGCCAAGATCTAGCCTCCTCACCTATTAGGTGGGGAGATGAAGGTAAAACCCCTGCCCTGCCCCGCCGGGCCGAGCCAGGCCGTGCCCGGCCTTGCCGATGCCGCGCCGCGCCAAGCCACGCCCTGCCTAGCCATGGCAAGTCTGTTGAAAAATTGAGTTGTGATAAAGCCCCTGCCCTGCCATGCCGCGCCTTGGCTAGGCGAGCCACGCCGTGCCATGCCGTGCCAAGCCTAGCCACGCCTAGCCGGGCCTAGCCGCGCCGGGCCACGGCCTGCCGAGCCCTGCCATGGCAAGTCTGAAGTTGTGTGTAAAACCCCTGCCCTGCCTAGCCCAGCCGTGCCGGGCCGAGGCCAGCCACGCCGCGCCTAGCCATGCCAGGCCATGCCTCGCCACGTCAAGTCATGAAATTATTGTTAAAGCCCCTGCCTTGCCTAGCCTCGACACGCCACGCCCAGGCCCGCCCGGCCATGCCAGGCCTCGCCGAGTCCGTGAAAGATTTGAATTGTAGGTAAAGCCCCTGCCTCGCCGAGCCGAGCCCCAGCCTTGCCTTGCCTCGCCGTGCCACGCCACGCCATGGCTTGCCAAGCCGCGCCCTGCCACGATTATTTGTCGCCGAGCAGCCCTTCCAGTCGTGTCAGCCGTTCCTGCACTTTATCCAGCTCGGTGGTGGTGTGCTCCTTGGTGCTGCGATGATCCTGCTGAATCAGTTGCATCGCTGCGGCCAACTCACGCTGTTGCACGTCCAGGCGGCGGCAGAAGTCCACCTGGGCGGCGAATGCCGCCCCCACCACCTCAAAGGCTTGCCGGGCGATGGGGTCCAGGGCCAACCAGTCCACATGAGTCACCGCGTTTTGCCCGCGCACCAGAGCCTTGGAGGACTTGCGCTGATGCCGCCGGGCCAGCCGCATGTGCTCGGGGGCCTGAAGCACGCGATAACCCGTGTTAATCACCGCGTCAATAGCACGGTTGTCGACACGTTCAAACTCGCGGGCGGCCCGCTGGGTGGCCTGTTGCAGCACCCGGCGATCCTTATCCCCGTCGAGACCCAGCGCCTCACCCATCGCCTCGTAGGTCAGTGTCCCATCCACGGGGGTGGTCCTGAGCAGGTCGTAGATGACCCGCCAGCGGGCTCGCTCGTTGAGCGGGGAGAACGGGCTCATGACTGCTTGACCCCCATCACCTCAAAGCGACCGTAGAGGGGACGACGCTCGCCCAGTCCGATCAACAGCCCCGCCGTGGTGGCGATGCGTTCGATGTCCACCAACTCCAGCAGGGCCGTGTCCAGGGTGCCGTTGACCTCCACCGCCCACTCGGGGAACCACGGGCGCACTCGCATCACCCGGCTGGCCCCCACCTTGACGCTGGCCCGGTAGTAGAACGTGGCCGCGTACAGCTCCTCGACGGTGCGCGGGCCCTTGTAGCCCAGCGCGATCACGTCGTCCTTGATCAACACGCCCTGCTCCACCTGCTTGCCCTGTTTGGTCTTGCGACCACCCTCGATCAGGCACTTGAAGATGTTGGCACCGGGGATATAGGGGCCCTCCACTTCATCGAAGTAGATCCCGCCGAAAAACTCGGTGCGGGCCAGCAGGTGATGGTCCTCGTCGGTCTTGTTGCGTTTTCGGGTCAGGCGCTTGACCTCTTTGGCCGCGGGATCGAGCGGATCGGCCAGCCGGGCACTGTGCATGATCAGCGGACGGGTTCCCCGAAGGGTGAGGGTGAAATCAATCATGGCGTAGATGCTATAGGACTGTCACGAGGCGTGCAATATATTCCACGATTAAGGTCACAGTGCAAACACAACCACATAGCGTGGCGGTCGGACCACACCATCAGGCAGCCGCAGCGACAGCGGTCGTCGGTCATGGGGCGGGGAATATGGGGTTGTCGGCCACCTTGACGGCCTTCAGGTTGAACCTCGTGACCGTTGCCCGCACGTCCTCAATCCATCGCTGAATCGGGCCGACATTCATTGGATGGTCGGAGCGAAACGTGCTGGCATTGATGTCACTAAGCACGTCAAGGCGTTCAAGAATGATTGCCGCCAGTTCGTCCGCAGCGTCCATGTGTGTAACTCCCTTCTTCGGTCATGTCGGGGCTCCGTGCCAACCCTTCTCGGGCGGCAGCGTGTGCTGCTCGCGGGAGTAGTCCAGGGCCAGGTCGGCGATCAGCTGCCCGTCGGCGTAGACGACCACGTGCTTGCCGTCCACCGCCGCCTGGTGCATGGCATCGGTGATGCGCTTGAGCCGGTTGGCCATCCCGATCACCGCCCAGACGCCGTCGTCGGTCACTCCCATATCGCCAGCGCCATCAGCCGGGCCAGCCGGGTGATCGCCAGCGCCTCACTGCTGGAGTGCGCCCAGCCCTGGTGGTCGGGGTGCAGGTCGCAGGCGTACACCTCACCACGGATGGCGAGTCGGCCTTCACATATCGGCTCGTGCCGCCCGTGCCGGGCGATGTCACCTCGGCCATGCTCGATGATGTCAGCCACCTCTGTGCCGAAGATCGCTTCCATAGAGTGATGGCCCACCACGCCTGCCTCACCCAACGCGAAACGAGGGACCATCTGATCGCTCATGGATACCACACCGTCCCGCAACTGCAGCTGACCCGCCAGGGGCGCGTCTGGCCGTGGCTGCACACGTAGTGCCCGGCACGGTAGTGCGTCCAGATCACGTGCCACACATTCACGCCAGGCCCTTGGACAGGTAGTCACGGTCGTAAAGCATCCGGGCCAATGCCTTGTCGCGGGCCTCCTCTTCGGTCTTGCGCAGCGCCCAGCCGGTGTGGCCCCGCCCGTCATTGACGGTGACCGAGAACTGGCCCTCGCCCTGATCCACATGCCAGATCAATCCACCGGGCCAGGGCTGATCACAAGTCGGGCACTTCATAGGATGTCCTTCTTTCGTGGGTCCTCGGTCTTGCGGCCATCCTCACGGATGTACCCCGGCTCGCCCCCGTCCAGGCCGTGCACGATGCCGTAGCGCATGCGGTCGTGATCGGTCTCGGTCTCCTTGTTGGTGCGCCCGATGGGTTCGACATTGGGTATCCACACCCCGGTCTCCGCCTCAGTGCCGTCCTCGCCCTTGCGGATGATCTCCTGCCAGTTGATGGCGATCTCGATGCCGATGCGGGCGAACTCCTCATGCGCGGCGATGTCGAAAATGGCCTTGTTGGTGTCGGTGAAGTGAGTGAAGTCGAAGGCGGCCGACAACCGGTTCATGGCGTAGGCCATCTTGGGCACCTCGTCGGGGTATGGGACGAAGTCGGGGATGGGCCGGTTCATAAGCGCCTGGCCTGGTGCCGAGTAGAACTTTTACGCTCGGTGTCCACATGCTCCAAAAACTCGCTCCCACCCGGATCGGTAGCGCGATAGACCTTGCCGCCGCAGGTCTTGCAGCGCCGCATGCCCTGCGCCGACCACAGCGCGAGCCTGGTGTTGTAGTCAGACATAGGCCCCCTCCGGGGGCCGCCAGGCACGCGCCTCATCGAAGCTGCGCAGCTGCACGCAGGGGATGTACTCACGGGGCTTCCAGATCCACCACCAGTTGTTGCGCTTGCGGCACAGCCATTTGGTGGGGTCATTGGGCCCGACGAAGCCGGGACGGGGCCGGGTGGGGGTCATACGCGGTCCAGGTCATTATGGGTGAACAGCTCATTGCGTTTGGCGATCACAGCCGCTTCGGCCTCGGGGATGGTGGGAAAACGGCCCGCATGGATGTACTTGCCATTGTGCTTAACCTGAGCCCTCCATGCCCCCCTAGCCTTATCCCAAATCACTCCCCGCACACCCGATGTACCAGCCGAATTGGGGCCCGACCGATTCTCCTTGTTCTGCTTACTGGTCACCAAGCGCAGATGAGCAGGGTTGACACAATGCTTGGGACAGGTATGACGATGGTCTAACTCCCGATCATCGGGAATAGGCCCATGTGCCCACTCGTAAGCAATCCGGTGCCCATACTTCATCGTGCCGCCGAGATAGAACTCGGCATATCCCTTGCAGGTGCGGCCCGCCGTCCACAGCCAACAATCACCTGAGCGATCTACTTTGCTCCAAAACCGCTCCTCGGTGGTCAATGACCATCTGGGCATTTACAGCAGCCGCTCACATTGAACACAGCGATGAATGGCTTGCTCAGCATTGAAAGCCAGATGGCCTCCCACGGTTTGCAACCTCATCATCGTGGCGTAGCGAGCATCGTTGGCGACTTCGGTGAACGCATTTTGCACATCCCAGATCGAGACCGGCTCGGGCAACTGATTGACAATATCGAGAATGCTGTCGAGCACCTTGCGGCTGAGGTTGGCTTCCCTGGCCAATTGTGCAGCAAAAGCTTGGGGACTGCCGGGAGGGGTCATGTCACGGGTCGCAGCCAGGCGATTCAGATAATCGTCCAACTGGCTCAGGACGAGACCTGCAGCCTCTTCCATACTGGCAATGACCTCATCGACTGTGCGACCCTTCAGACTGATCTGACCCAGCTTCTCCTCGGTCGTCATCCCATTGGTGCATTCCAATCGCTCGGCGTACACGCCCACCGAAGGCGGCTTGGACTGATAGGGGTAGCTCAAAATACGGAAGCCCGCTTCAGTGATGTCGCCTACATGAGCTTCGCTCTTGCTGGGGAAGCTGATCTGGTGCTCCGCCGTCGTAGCGTCGAGATGAAATCTGGTTTCATCGGTGAGGAGTCGTCTGATGGTGTCCTGGGGGTCAAGCATCTTGATTACAACTTCGGCGACCCGCGCTAGGGGAAGCATCGTTTGACTGGGCTGATGAATCGCAATGATTTCATCGTTCAAAGACTCGATGACTGTGTCAGCATCCTGATGGCGCTCCAGCTTGTACCGAAGCAATGTGGCCCGGAACTCAGGAGTGAGGTCTTCGTAGAACCCAGCGGGTATTTTCAAATAGCCGGTCAGCGCCTTGTTGGCCGCGGCGTCGAGGGCGAAATGCTTCTGGGAGCCGTTGGTGATGGTGAGCACGGTGGCGTCGTCGGTGACGGTGAAACCGGAGAGCTTGGCGGTAATGGTGCCCTCCTGTCGCTTGGCCAGATGATCGTGGAGTTCGGCCACTCTGAGTTGCATGAAGGAAGCCTTTCACTTTTGCTGTAGGGATACGTTTAGTCTATACCTGCAGCAAGGCCCATGTATTCAGAAGGGTAGACGAACTTCCGGCGGTGCTCTTGGTCCACACCACATAGGGGAAGGCCGCCCGGCCGGTCACCAGCGTGGGGTTGGCATTCAGCAGCGGCATGAGGTGGATGCCGCCACCCAGATATGAGCCGTCGGCGTCATTGCCCAACGCCACCGCGGGACCCAGCTTGGCAAAGGTGGCCCCGGCGTTGCTCACCCAGCACTGCCCGGTGTAAACCCCGGAGGCCACGCTCACCGTAGTGGCCAGTACCTGCTTCTGGTAGGCGGCGAAGCTCATCGCCCGCACAGTGGTCAGGCCCCCGACGGGGGCCAGCTCACTGGGATCGGAGGAGTAGCCATTGCCGGTGTGGTACTCCCAGCCCGCCTGGGTGCCCACCACGCCGGGATGAATCTGCGGGCTACTCAACAGCTGGACGTTGGAGCCTATCCGAGCCCAGGGCTTGCGGATGCGGTAGACGTTTCCGCTGGCGTCCGAGCCGTACACCAGCAGGTAGGGCGTCTGGTATTGCACTCCGCGGTCGAACACGACCGAGCCCACCACCGGCAACAGCTCCTCACCGGATAACGTGATGGCCCCGTTGGGCATGGCGGTGAAGTGCTGCAGCAGCCCGCCCAGCACCCCGGCGATGCTCACCGCGTGCAGCAGGTAGAGGAACTCGGGTGGCCTCGACGCCCCGCCGATCAGCGTGGCCGAGTCCACCGCGGTGTTCATCGGGATGACCGGCTGGGTGTGCCCGGTGGTGCTGGGCACCTGGACCCGGGTGCCCCGGGTGTCGAAGATGACCCAGGACGGCGTGGTGTCCTCGGTGTAGGCGGTGTAGGCCCCCGGCGTGGTGCCATCGGCAGTGGCGGCATACCAGCGGCGCTGAGAGGCCATCAGATAGCGCCCGTCGATCAGCGGGTGCACCCACACCGGGGCGGCAGCGGCCAGGGTGGAGGGATCGTACAGCGCGCTGGGAGTCTTGGTCAGCACGCTCACCCCGGCGATGTCCAGGGCAGCCGGGGAGACCTGGGGTGCGGGAGAGGTGGCCACGGTTAGGTGAACTCGTCACCCTCGTCGTGGCGGGCCGGGATGAACTCGCGCACGGTGGGCGAGACCGGTTCGGCCTCGATGACGCCCTTGGGGATGGGCTTGCCCTCCACCCGGGCCATGAAGGCCTCCTGCAGCTCCTCGGGCACGAACTCCTGGGCGGCGCGGATCAGCCGGTCCACGGTGTAGACCATGTCAGCCATCTTGCGCCCGGAGGCATCACGTGCGGTCATGTCGTGCAGGCGGGAGGCGGCTTCCATCGCCTGCTGCACGGTGATGGTGGTGTTCTCGTCGGTGACGGTGCCAAAACCCTTGGCCATCACCGATTCCAGCAGCGCGTACTCGGTAACGATGTTGTCGATGCCGTTGATGTGGTCAAGGTTGGCCTCTTCGGCCCGGCGCTCCAAGATCCGCCGCAGCGCGGCCTGGGCGGGCTTTTGCACGTTGAAGTGCCAGCGCCGATGCTGGCGCACGCTGTAGGACTCGATGAGGCGCTTGTCGCCGCCCGCCGCCCGGCGGGCGTTGATGCTCATGCAGGCCTCGGTGACCTCCCGGTTGGACAGCCCCTTGGCGATCAGCTTGTTGACCAGGCTCATGGACTCTTCCTCGCAGCAGACATAGCAGCGCGAGACAATCTTGGGATTGCCGATCTCCCCGGCGTCCCGGGCGGCCTCGATCTCGGCGAGCGCGGCAGCACTGAGCGTCAGGGCCCGCTCCTCGATCTCGGCTCGGGAGAGTGTCATCATCTACCCCTCGTCGTGGTGGAAGTGCTTACCCGGCCGGTGGCCGAAGTTGGCGTTGAACGCCCGGCGAAACATCCCGCAGCGAATCGACTCGTCGGAGAACCCGTTGGTGGGCAGGATCTCCTTGGAGGCTCTTAACAGCAGTTGGTCGCGGGTCAGGTAGTCGCGTTTATCCCGCAGGGCGGTGACCCCCTCACGCCCCTTGGCGAGCCAGGCCGCGGCCTGCTCCTCGATCCCGTAGTCCTCCCCGCTCTTGAGTCGCAGCACCTGGGGTGGGCCCAGATACTCAAAGTCGAAGACAGACATGAGGATTCACCCGGCTGCGGCTAGTTCTTTGGCCATCTCTTGCAGATCCGGTTTGCCCTCGGGCCGGGTGATGGGCTCCGGGGCAGATGCCGCCGGTGGCGCGGGCTGCTTGGGCGAAACCAGCCCCAGCATCTCGTCGCACTGGTTGAGGGCCACCTTGAGCCCCTCCATCTGCACAAGGATGTCCTTGCGGGCGGCCTCTAAGTGGCGCTTGAGCAAGGGGTGCAGCGTATTGGTCACGATCAGCCTCCCGTTTTTATCTTTGGTGGGTTTGATGAGTTCCAGCGGGGGCCAGAACCCGTTTTGCTTGGCGTCGTAGTGGTCCACCATACGGACCAGTCCTGAATCGGCGTATTGCTGCACCGGAGTGCTCGACGCCGAGTTGGGCAGCAGCTCATCACGGGCCGCGGCCTCGGTGTAGCCCTGCATGCAGATCAAAACGAAGGCCTCCCGTTGCCGTTTGGGCAAATACGGGAGGCCCACCATGAGATCACCGAGGAAGACATCCTCCCCCTCCGGGGTGACCATCACATCACTCATGCCCCGATCCTCCATCAGGGCATGCCAATGGTCCAAGTGCTGGAACATGCGCTTAAAATATTGAAGTCTGCGCTTGACTGGGTCGTCGGGCAGTCGACGTGTCATGGCGTCCCCTACGGGGGCGGATGCATCATTTTTGTGTCCTGATCTGCCACCAGTTGAATAATTCCGCGTGTCTGAAGTTCACTGATTAGCTTAAATTCGCGTCCACGACGTAAGTTGCACCCACAACAACTCGGTACCAAATTAGTCGGGTCATTGTTGGCTTTGTCGTGATCAAGGTGATCGACACAGATTCCATCGAGTCCGCCCCAATGAAGATCGGTCTTACCGCAGTCATATACGAAGTGCCAATGACATTCGTGTGGTCCAGAACCGATCTTGTCATACAGCACCGCTCGATGCTCCATCACAATCGCACCGGTTGTAGCAAGAGGATGATCGTACTGCATGGTTCGACCGTGATACCCCGACTCAGAAACAAACCGCCCCATCGCAGGAAGGCCCCACTTTTTCCCACGCAAGGACGCTGATTTCTTCGCCCGTGCCTCTGGGGTGTGCAACCTATCAACTGTTGCTCTCACCGCAGCACGCTGCTCATCAGTCCATCTTCCTTTATGCCCTTCCGATACCGCCGCCAGAAACGCAGCCATGACTTCCGGCTGTTCCCGTCGTTGTACCCACTCAGCCTTCATCCTAAATGAGGTCTGCTCTCGCATTTCAGCCGTCCTCATATAAGAAGAATGTCGGCCACATTGGCAACCCGGAGCACATTTACTCAATGTTGGCTCCTAACTTGCCAATAGCGAATATCATTCAGGAGTTTGCAAAATGCGTTGACCTCTTTGAGGAAGCTGTCGGCCTGGCTGAACAGATAGAACCGGAAGTAGGCGTGGTAGCGATCCTTCTGGCTCTTGCGGTTAGCCGTGGCCTGCTTGTCTCCTTGGGTACCGTCCAGCACGCCCAACCAGCCGTCGTCGGAGATGTCCCCGGCGATCTGGCGGGCGTAGATGGCTTCCAGCATCAGTTTGTTGACCTGGGGCACCAGGCTCAACTTGACCCGTTCCAAGTTGACCAGGGTTTCCTCAATATCCTGACCGGTGAGTTGGGTCCACCGCTCGATGACGCCGCGCTCGTCGGTGAGCCACACAGTGCGGCCCGCGGCATCCTTGACCACGATCCCTTCGCGCTGCACGGGCACGCGCAGACACTCATAGAAGCGGTCGATCACCTGGATGGTCGCCTCAAAGGCTTCGGCGAACATTCCCTCGGCGCTCATTCTGATACGTTCCAGAGCGGCGCGGTCTTCGGGACGCCAGGAGAATCGGATCTTTTGGAAGAGGTTGTTCTCGGAGGCCAACGCGGCCTCCTCGGTGATCGCGGTGGCCTCGGCCACCGGTTGTAAAGTCTCGGTGATCATTTGCTGAGCGAGGCGCTCCGCGAAGTCACCGAGGGGTCCACCACCTACAGAGGGATTCAACATTCCTCCAAATCGGATTCTGACGGCAGAATAACATGAATGAAACATTCGGGTTTGGTTGTCATGTCTCGGGTTTCTCCTCCCAGACCTTGATCTGCACGCCCAGCTCCTCGCCGATCTCGGCAACCCGCTTGCTCGCCAGCAGCGTGGTGACCTGGGCGTCGTCCTGATAAACCACCCCCGTCATGGCGTCCAGACAGGCCCGGGAGAGCTTGTCGATGTCGGGGGCCTTGGTGGCCGGTGGGGTCTTGGTCTTGGGAGCGCCCTTGGGCCGGTAGAGCACGAAGGATAGCGTCATGGCCACGGGCCCCCGCAGGGGGCCCTGCCCGCGGCCCTCCACGCCTTCGGGGTAGGCCCCGGCTTCGATCAGCGCGTGGTGGGCGGCCAGCGCCACCCGTTCACGCCAGGGGGCCAGCTCTTTATTGGATTCGCGCACACCCCACTGGGTGCGCACTTTGGAGCCCTGACTCTGCGGTTTGCCGGGCACAAAAAACTGGATCATTCCTCCTGGCCTTTCAGCCAACATTGGAAGCGTGCCGGGCATTTGTCGATGATGTCCTTATCCCCTGGCCCACAACAGTATTTGGGCGGCTCGTTGGCCTCGATGGCCGCTCGCACCCGGTCGAATTTGGCATAGATCGAATCCAGGAGTTGGCGGTCGCGTTTCACGTGGAACTCACGCAGCCGATAGGGAAAGCCCGCCTCGGCCATCAGTAGCACGCCCAGGTCGGCGTCCTGGGAGTCCAGGCCCAGATTGAGCTGGGCGATCCAGGAGGGCTCGGGCTCGTCCTGGAACTTCCACTTGTAGTGGGTGCGGGTTTTGAACTCCACCGGCAGCACAGATCCGTTGGGGTGATGCGCAATCCAGTCGATCCGGCCGCGCACGTGGTGCGCGGCGTTGACGTATTCGACCTCGATGTCCTCCTTGGTGACCAGCTTGCACATCTCCATCTGGGTCTGGATCACCCCGTGCAGGGCGGAGCCCATGGCCAGCGTCATCTGGCGCTGCACGCTGTTGCGCTCCCAGACCATCAGCGGGGCGGTGGCCGGATGGAACATGTAGAACAGCTGGCGCTCGCCCATTAGAGCGTGCGTGGAGGGGTGGAAATACCCATCGCCGAGGCCGTAATAGGGGCGCGAATCAATGCGGATGTCGTAGTGCTCGGGCCAGTCGTCGGCCAACATCCCGGCCTCAAAGAACGGGGTGATCAGGTCGCGCTGACCCAGACTCTTGAGCAGGGAATCAAACCCGGTAGCCATCGAGCAACTCCTTGAAGTCGTGGAATGACAGCACAACGTAGTCCTCGCCCCCGACATGCAGGCCATTGCGCAACGCGAAGCGCAGCGGGAGGATGAACCGTTTGCCTAAAGCCATTGCAGTCTCGCCCATCTGGCGCAGATCGGCAGATCTGAGACTGAAGGAGTGCGATTCGGTGTACTTGCAGTCAGCCAGTAGCGGAAACGGACCCTCGTTGCCGCGGGTCACCGCATCGCCGGGGTCGAAAAACCTGATCCCGGAGTGGATGGTGGTGTCCAGGCCCAGGTGCTGGGCCACCTCGTCCTCCCAATGCTGCCAATGCTCACGCCTGGTCATGAAACAACACCTTGTCCTGATAGACCTGGGTGAGGTTGACGTTCACCTCGGTCTCATCGGGGTCGGACATCGGGGCCACCTGGGCACCGATGCTGGCGATGGTGGCCATCACCTGCTCGGCGAGCTTCTTCTGCACCGGCTTATCGGATTTGACGGCCTCCATGAACCGCTCAAAGCCCTGCACCTTGCTGCCGGGCAGCAGGTCGTGGTGATACCAGCCGCCCTTCTTGGCGACCACGCCGGATAACGGTGCCAGCCTTGTGATCTCATCCAGCGAGTCGATGCCGAAGCCGTGCTCGTCGGTGGGCACGTTGTAGAACCAATACATCGCCGTGCGGCCCTCCGGGCCGACACCGTTCTTGCGCACCTTGGCGTGCACGTCGTAGCCGATGCGCATCCGCTCCCCGTTGATGGTGGCTTCCTTCTTCTCCCGGCCTCGCACCAGCTCGATACGCAAGGTGCACAGATGCCGCCAAGACCAGCCACCGGGGGTGTCCACCAGGCCGGGGATGCGGGTATTGAGCACGGCGCGCACCTGGTTGACCCCGATGGTCAGGCAGTTGTAGATGGAGGCATGCGTGGTGGCCGCTCGGGAGAACTCGCTGACCCCCGCGGCATTGCCGGTGACCGTGCGCACCTCGGCGTCGTCACTGGTGCGCACCGTGGGTGCCCCGCCAATGGAATCCAGGATGGCACAACAGACTTGGCCGCTGGCGGCAGCGGTGCGGTACATGTTGGTGGCGCGCTCGATGCTCGACGGCTGCATGTAGAAGATGCGGCTAGTCAGCAGGTCGGGACCGACGATCATCTCCAACCAGTCCTTGTCCAGCTTGTGCTCCACGTCCATGATCAGCCCGAAGCGATCCGGGTAGCGGTCCAGCGCATTGAGCATGGCGTGCAACGCCAGCGTGGTCTTGCCGGTGCCCTCCTTGCCGAAGATTTCCACCACGCGGTTGGACGGGAAGCCACCGAAGTCGGTGGCGTAGTCCAGCGCCAGGGAGCCGGTGGAGATCGGGTCTCCGACCGGGATCTTGTTGGCCATCATGATCTCGTCCTCGCCGAACTCCTTCTGCATACCGGCGAGCAGGGTCTCGGCTTTGGGATTGGGCATCAGGGCAGTCCTTCCCGGTCGTAGAGATGATCAAGGCGGTCTACATGCTCTAAGCAGCAGCCGTTGTCCAGGCGCTTGACGGTCAGCGCCACCGGAGCCCCCAGCTGCAATAGGTCTTTGGCCAGCGCCCAGGCCTCGGGGAAGCACACCACCCGGAAGTCGGCCTCGTTCCACTCCACGGTGATATGCGCCATCTCCGCGCCGGGCGTGCGGCCCGACTTGGTCACGGTGAGCCGGATGTTGGTGAGCTGGCCGCCCACGCAAAACTGTTGTCCCCGAGTGAAATTGATCATGTCCATCGGGTCACGTAGGGCCAGCTTGTCCAACGCGGTGACGTAGCGTTCCAGTGGGTCCACGGTGACGTAAGTGCCCACCAACGTCTTTTCGATCTCATACATCACCTTGGGATCGGCGAAGTCGGGCACCTCGACGCGCCACTGGTCGTTGCCGCTGGCCAGGCGGCGCTCCACCACGGTGTTCAGCTTGACCGGGTCGACCAGGGTGGAGTCGGCCAGCCCGCGGGCGGCCCGATACCGTGCCAGCCGCCTCAGCATCTCCTCCCGGGTGCCCATCTCGTTGAAGGCCCCGATGTAGATCAGGTTGACGGCCACGCCCTTGTCAGCCCCGTCCTTGGAGCGCGACAGGTAGTCCTCCAAGGAGGTGTACGGCCGGGCGGCCATGATGCCCTTGCAGGAGGCCGCGCCCACCCCGCGCACGGTGTCCAGCCCGTAGCGGATGTCGTCGCCCTCGATGGTGAATTTGGGCTCGCTCTTGTTGATGTCAGGCGGCAGGATGGTGATCTTGCGCCGCCGGGCCTCGCGCACGTAGCTGTTGATGTGCTTGGCGTCGGTGGCCATCAGCGCCACCAGGAACTCCTGCGGATAGTAGAACTTCAGCCAGATCTCCCAGGTGGCGATGAACGCCCCGTACTCCACGGCGTGGCTCCAGTTGAAGGCGTAGCGCCCGGACGCCTCGATGGAGGTCCAGATCTTCTCGGCGATCCTGGTGGCCTCGGCCTCGTCTAGCGCCTTGGAGTTCTGGTAGTGGGTGAACTCCCAGTTGGCCAGGCAGCCGGTGAGGAACTTCTCCTTGAGCGCCACCAGCTGGTCCATGTACTTCTTGCCCACCGCGGTGCGCACGTCATCGGCTTCATCGGCGGTGAAGGAGGCCAGCAGCTGCACGGCCTCCATGATCTGTTCCTGGTAGACCAGGATGCCGAAGGTGTTGGTGGACCAGCCCGGCCCTACGATGCGCTCCATCAACGGGTGGTCGTAGAGCACCGGTTCCAGCGCCGCACGGCGGCGCAGGTAGGTCTCCTTGAGCCCGGCGTCGGCCACGCCGGGCCGGATGATGGAGGTGAGATCGGCGATGTCGCGGTGGCTTTGAGGCTTGAACTCGATGCAGGCCTGGGTGCAGTTGGAGGTCTCTACCTGGAAGATACCCAAGGTCTGGCCGTCGGCGAGCTGTGGCCAAATGTCCGGGTCGGTGAAGTGCTCGTCGCCGAAGGTGAGCACATTGGTGCAGCCCTTGGGCACCGAGAGCCCGGTGCGGTCGAAGTCGATCCACACCCCGTGGCGCTCATAGATCAAGCGGCGGGCGCGGGAAATGGTGTCCAGATGGCGCAAGCCCAGCCAGTCGAACTTCACCCCGCCCAGGCGCTCCACGTCGTGCATGTCCAGCTGGGTGGTCGCGCCTTTGGTCGGGGAGTCCCGTAGTGGCACCCGGCCCAGGATGGGCTCAGCGGAGATCAGGATGCCCGAGGGGTGCACCCCGGAGTGCCGGGCCAGCCCGGTCAGCTCACCCATGAACTGAAACACCTTGGGGTACTTGGCCGCATAGGGAGCCAGCGCATGGCCCTTGCGCTCCACCAGCTCGGTGTAGGTCAGCTCCTCCTCGTCGGGGTTGTTGGGGTCCTTGAGCCGCTCCACCTCCTCGATGTGCTTGGAGATGGCGTCAACATCCAGACGACCCTCGGTGGTCTCGGAGACCTTGTAGGCCCGGGCCAGATCGCGCAGCGTGGCCTTGGGCCCGCTGCGGTTGAAAGTCCCGATGGCACAGACATTCTCCTCGCCGTAGCGCTTGCGCAGATACTTCAACACCAGCGGGCGCTCGGACTGCGGCACGTCCACGTCGATGTCGGGCAGGCCTTTGCGGCCGGGGGAAAGGAACCGGGAAAACAGCGTGCCGTATTTGAGCGGGTCGATCAGGGTGATGTTGGTCAGGTAGGCCACCAGACACCCCCCGGCCGACCCGCGGCCGGGGCCCACCAACAAGGGCTCCTTGATCGCTCCCTTTTTGACGAACTGCGACCAGGAACCCGAGCGGAAGGCCATCGCCGAGTCGCGCACGATGTTGAAGTAGCCCGCGAAGTGCCGGTCGCGGATCAGCTTCAGCTCCTCCTCTAGCCGGGCCAGATAGGGCCCTTGGTCGAGTCCCTCATCCACCACGTAGCGCTGAAAACCCTCCCCGCAGGCCGCCACCAGGGAGGCGAAGTCCTCGTCCTCGCTGACGGCCAGCCGCGGCATGCTCATGGTGGGCTGGATCGTGACGTGGCACTGGGTGGCGATGTCGGCGGAGTTCTTGATGGCCTCGGCGATCACCTCGGCCGGGATGCCGTGTTTGCCCATCCACAGATAGATCTCGTCCTCGCCCATCAGGTGATCGGCGATCTGGCTCATGGTGGCCAACGTGCTGCGCATCTTGTCGGAGTCCTCGCCGGTGTTGAACAACCACACCAACTCCTTGTTGATCCACTTCTCCGGGGCGGCGTGATGGGAGTCGTTGACCACCACCATCGGCACCGACATCTCTTGGGCGAAGCGCATTTTGGCGTGATTGAGGCGGCGCATCTTGGCGTTCATCGCCATGTGCTCAGGCTTGGAGTCGTTCATGTACTGCCAGGTATGCAACTCGATAAAAAATCGGTCCCGGTAGATGTGGCGCAGCGTGCCCAGCAGTTGGCGGGCGGTGTCCTCCTGGCCGTCCTGGATGGCCTCGTAGAACTGGGTCATCATGCAGCCATCGGAGGCCCAGATGCCCTCGGCGTACTTGGCCAGCAGCTCGGGGGTGGCGATGGGTTTGTAGTCGAAGTACGGGGCCTGATAGGCCTCGCTCGACAGCGCCCACAGATTGGACAGGCCCTCGTTAGTCATCGCCAGCAGGCACAGGTGACTGGGCGAGGGACGGCGCAGCTTGCCCTTCTGCTTCCGATGCCAGGCCACCTGCTCACCGAACATCCAGTAACCTTCAATCCCCGGGACGAACCCAAGACCCGCCGCGCCCGCGGCGCGGCTCATGGCCAGGTGCTGGTTGCACTCGCCGTGATCAGTGAGCGCGACATGGCTCATGCCCAGGGCCACGGCGCGGTCGACCACCTCCTGGACCCGGGCCTCCCCGTCGAGGAAGGAGCCCTCGGTGTGCTGGTGGAAATTGACTTGCAGAGTCATCACTGCGTGACAGGGATAGGGAGTCCCTCGGAAAGAGACTCATCGAGGCGGCGAAGCTGGTCTCGGGTCATCACGTAGCAATCGCCGTGCCCGACATTTTTGAGGTTGGCCGGGGTGATGAAATCCCCAGACCGCACCCAGCCCAGCAAGGTGACTTCGGCACCGCACACCAGGGCCAGCACGTAGAGATCGCAGGAGTCGACCTGCTTCCAGCGCGGGGCGATCAGCCGGTGGTCGGAGTGGGTCACCGCCTTGATGTCCACCCGCACCCCGTCATGCAGCACGTCATAGGAATGCGCCGTGGCCGGGGCGGTGAGATCGGGGAAGACGTTGGCCCACTTGGCGTAGGCGATCTCGGCGGTGACCCCGGCCACCTTGTCCCCGAACGGGTCGGGGGAGAAGTGCGGGTCGGTCAGCTTGGCCGCCGCACAGGCGAGTTCACGGTAGGCGGCGATCATCCGCACACACGCCAGTTCGCCGGGGTCCAGACTGATCGTGACCATCAGTGGTCCTCCCCTGCTTGAGTTACTTGCTCTTGGCCGCCGCGATCAACTGCTCCTGCAGGGTGGCGAAGTTGGTGCCCGAGGTCGGGGCACTCACCGGGGCGTTCGCTTGCGCCTCGTCATTGTGGGTGGTGTCCGGGTGGTACTCATCCATCCCGGACGGTGTGGTGGTGGCCGTGGCCGTGGCAGCCCCGTCGGCGGTCAGCCAGAACTTGTAGCGGTCCTCACCGGAGTAGTAGGCCACGTACTCCTTGGTGGTGGTGGGGCACTTCAGGAAGCGGTTGGGGTCCTTCTCGTCCCACGGCTCGCCGTAGCCATAGAGCTTCTTGACCAGCTCCACATCGGTCAGCTCCTCCACCGCGGGCAGCGGGATGATGGAGTAGGCGGTGTCGAAGCCCTCGCCGGTGCGAGTGATCTCGTAGTCGCGGTCGCACAACGTGCCATAGCGGTTGTAGCAGGAGACCGCCAGCGTCTTCCAGAAGTTGTTCAGGCTCTGCTGCACCACGCCGAAATAACGGGCGGGCATCGCGGTGCCCTCTACATCCTTGTCGTAGAAGTAGTCCTCGATGACCAGCTTGCCGTCGCGCTGCACCTCCTGGCGCAGCACCGCGATGGCCATGGAGATCTGCCGCGGTGCACCGTCACCCTTGACGTTGGGGCCGGGGGCCTGCGGCTTGACGATGGGGCCGTTGGGCTTGCGCTGCCAGCCGATGCCCGGGGACGGGCTCACGTAGCGCAGCAGCCGGTCGGGGTCGGCCGGGTCGACCATAAAGTTCTTGGTGGTCCCGGACTTGTCCAGGATGAACTCGTGAATCCACTGGGTCTCGTAGTCATCGGCCAAAAACCGGATGATCTTCTTGTCGCCGTTCTTCCAGTTGATGTACTGGATGTTGCGCCCGGCGGCGGCCCCGCGGGCCGCATCGGCCTTGCGCTGGCCCTCAGTGATAGCTTGCTGCATTGCTTGCATGCCAGATGTCATGTGCGTGTACGTGCTTTCTGTGTGCGTGTGTCGTATTGCGTGGGACTGAATTACCAGTCAATTTGAACTTTACTACATGGTTAGGACAAGGAGGGCATTTCAGCACACCGTTTTTTCCGGCGGCACCGCGGGGGCGGCCTTCTCGGCGGCCTGCTTGACCGCGATGCGTTCCTGCAGCGCGGCCTGCTGCTGGGCCTGCCGGGTCAGACAGTCCGGGATGGCCTCGTTGAGGCGCACACATAGCGGGGAGGTCGAGTCGTCGGCCAGCAGCCTCATCTTGCCCTCGGGATGCGCCTCGTCGGCCGGGTAGTGGCGCACCTTCTCACCCGAGGGCAGGGTGCGGATGGACACGCGCTTGTCACCCATAATGACCTCCCATTTTCTGCTGAAAATCGTACTCACCCAGTCGGACATAAGCGGGCATTGTGTGGAAGGAGGTGTAGCGGCAGAACTCATCGAGGTCGGCGACATCCCCCAGATCCTTGCCCTTGGAGGGCCGCACCCGGAACACCTCGGCATACCGGGTCAGCCCTTCCAGCAGGGTGCGCTCACCCTTTTCCCCGCTGTGGTCGGCATCGAACCACACCACCACCTTGTCCAGACAGCGCAGCAGGGCCAGCTGGCCCTCGGTGACCGCGGCCCCGAAGGTGGCCACCACGTTGCGCATCCCGATGGAGTAGGCCTTGGCCACGCTCATCGGCGACTCCACCACGAGCGCTACGCGCTCGTCGTCCAACAGGTCGTAGGCATACAGGCTCTCGGCCTTGGGGAAGCCCGGCGAGTTGCGGTACTTGGGGAACTCGGGGTAGGTCTCCCCGGGCACCACCCGCTTCTGCCAGCCCACCAGGGTGTCGTTGATGAAATGCGGGAACACGATCCGGCGCTCGGTGGGGTCATAGCCCAGCTTGAGCAGCTGCTGGGTCTCGTGGGTGATGCCGCGGTGATCCCAGTAGACGTGCGGATGATCGAAGGCCGCCAGCACCGAGGGGTCGTAGGCGGGCAGGTTCAGTGCGTAGACCCCGGGCCCGGCCAGTGCGGCGGCCAGCTCGTCCTGCAGGATCTTGGCCTCGACCACCGCCCCTTCCAGCAACTCGCCCACCGTGGGCAAGATGTCGGCGAAGGCCTCCACACCCTCCATGCGCATCATCAGATGGAACAGGTCCCCCGACCATCCCCCGGCATAGCAGACGTAGAGCTTCTTCTCGATATTGCAACAGGCACTGGGGTTTTCGTCGCCGTGGCTGTGGTGCGGCTCGACGCGGTCCAGCAGGCAGCTGTGCAGGATCTCGGTGGTGCCGTCGCGGTTGGGCACTTCCGACTGGTTCTCCGCGCCGTAGTGATCCAGCAGGGCCCGGGCGTCCAGGCGCTGCAGATACTGCGTGTAGATCTCCTTGGTGGCGATCTGGCCCAGGTCGAGTCTCATGGCTCGGCCACCGGCTGGCTGGGGTCCTGATGGCAGTGCAGGCTGGTGACCCGGGAGACCAGCGGGTTGGCATGCCACCACTGCTTACCCTCTTGAAACTCAAACTCCATGATCTGCTCGTGGCAGTGACGGCAGACCTCGATCTCCCGCTTCATAACGCGGCCTGCCTCAGCTCGTGGCTGCCAGTGATCGAGGTGAAGTTGGTCAGCTCCCAGTTGAGCATGAAGGTGGTGATGTCGGAGCGCCGCGAGCCCAGGATGGTGGCCTTCATCTGACCGTTGCGGCGGATCTCGGCGTTACGCGACAGGGCCAGCGCCAAGTCCACTTCGCGCTCCACCTCGGCGGCGTCGGCGAAGGATTCCAGGGTGGGCTCGTCGTCCCCGCGGCGCATCTGACACGCCAGCATGCACGGGATCTCAGACCCGCCCCGGGAGATCTCGGAGTGCAGCCGGTCTAACACGATGGCCCGGGTCTGCTTGGTGCTCACGGTGTCACGGCCGGGTTCCAGCCGGGAGAGCTGGTCGATGAGCAGGAAGTCTGCGCCCAGCTGGCGGGTACGCCCGATGAGCGAGGGCACCGTGCGGTCGCCGGGCTCGGGGCGCTCCACGAACACCCCGCCCAGGGAGCGCAGCTGGTTCTGGGCCTCCCAGAGCGTCTGGATGTCGTGGATGGGCAGCTCGTCACGCAGCAGCTTGTCGTAGCTGACCCCAGAGAAGAAGGCATCCAGGCGCTGCTGGATGTCTTTGAGGCTGACCTCCAAGGTGAAGATCACCGGCCGGAAGCCCTCGCGCACCGCGGCGATGGCGGCGTTGCAGAGGAACATGGTCTTGCCGGTCTTGGCCACCGCACCGATGGCGGCCAGCTCGCCGGGGCGGATGCGCCCGGTGAACTCGTCCAGCATCTGTACGCCGTAGGGGGCGGCCCCGGCCGTCGGGCCCGCATCGGCCTGGCCGTACCAGCCCCGGCGTTCCTCGATGTTGTCGGCCATGTTGACCCTCGTCAGTCGCGGAGTGATGATCTCGGAGGCCGCGTAGGCCTCGGCGTAAAGAATCTTGAGCGCGCCCTCGGGGTCCAGATGCGAGTCCCCGGCGGCCTTGCGCAGCATGTCTTGGAGCTGGTTGGTGATGAAGCGCCGTCGCAGCAGCGCCACCAACTCAAAGGTCTCCTCCTCGACGTTCTCCGCGGGCTTGTAACCGCCGCCGAACTCCTGCTCCAACACCCAGGCCGTGGGCGCGGCCCGGCGGCGCGAGTCGTCCCAGTAGCCGTGGGTGAAGACGTAGACGGCCTGATAGATCGGCTCCTCAAACCACTCCGGGCGCACGCCCATCTGATCGGCCTCGGCAATGGCCTCGGCGGACAGCATCTTGCCCAGCAAGCGGCGCTCGACATCGCTCATGGGGCCCCTGGTTGACCTATAGAAGAAGTGAAAAGCTCAGTCTACCAGAGGGGTCCGACAAAAAACCGTTACGACACGCTCTCCGCGCCGACATTGGCGAAGGCCTTCTCGCCGAACTCCTCCAACAGGATCTTGGCCATGATCGAGTGCAAGTCATCCTCGCGCAAGTTGCCGCGGCGATAACAGGAGAGGGCGATCTCGCGGATGATGGGCAGGGTGAACCGGCGCTTGCCCAGCGTGCCCTCGGCGCGCTCGGGCTGGATCGGGGAGCCGTCCTTGTAGGTGAAGATGTTCTTGCGCAGCCCCCAGTAGAGCCACTGGTTGGACTTGCCGAAGAAGTTGGCGGCCTGGGAGGTGGAGTACACCTTCTCCACGCCGGTCATCAGCACGTCGTCATCGAACTGCTCGGCGATGGCGATGCGCTTGAACTCGTCCCACTGGCGCTGCACCTCCGCGGGGGTCTCCCGCGGGGTCTGCGACCACTCGTAGCCCCAGTCGTCGTCGCGGTAACCGTTGTACTGTGCCGGGTCCTCGGGGCCCCCTTCGGGGGCCCGGGGCTCTGGGTGGTAGTCCTTCTCGGGCCAGTCGCCGTAGACCGGGTTGCCCTCGGCGTCGGTGCGCAATGGGACCTCGACGGCCTCCCCGGCCTCGCCGGGGACCGTGTCATCAAATTGGACGGTCATGCTCACTCCTGGGTCACCTGATGTGGAAGGACGAAGGGGTGTGGCCCACCGAGATGATCGAGGCACGCACGGCCTCCATCACGTTGGGGTCTTTGACCACCAGCTTGGTCAGGGCCTTTTCGTCCAGCTTGGTCTCGGTCTTGACCACCTGCTTGAACACCTTGGCCGAGTACTCGTCGCCGAGTAGTTTGCGCAGCTTGTCGTAGTCCAGGTTGAGCTTGGGCTTGCCGCCCTCCCGGGTGAACTTCTTACCCAGCGCGGGCACCTCGGCCTCCCCGGCGGCATAGCCGGGGTCGGGCACCGCGTCGGCGATGTTGGCCGCGGTGATGTGCGCGAACACCCGGGCCCTCCGCGCCTCATAGCGCAGCTTGATCAGGTCCACCAGCTCCTGAAAGTCCAGCTGCTCGGTCATCATGGCGGCCAGCTGCTCCTCGGTACAGGGCTCCTCGGACTCGGCGTCAATCGGGTTGGCCAGCATGGTCTCCACCAGCCCGGAGAGCTTTTTGGTCAGCTCGGCCAGCCGCACGATGTCGACCTTGTCCAGGGCATTCTGCAGCTCGGTGCGGCGCTGCTCGGCCGAGAGCTGTTTCTCCGGTGCCGCGGCGGCCTCCTCGGCCAGCGCCTCGTAAGCGTCGACCACGGCTTCCAGTTCTTCATTGATGGTCATCAGTTATTACCTCTTCTCGTTTCTTATTCTACGTCACAGAGCTATAGAACATTCCAAGAAGAGGGGTATGGAACAAGTCACACAGGTGTGAGCCGGGTCATCATCGTCCTCCCCGGCGGGTCTCGTCCAGGCGTTTGCGCACCTCCACGATGACCTGCTCCAACACTAGCGAGGTCACCTTGGACAGGTCTTCGTAACGCAGCACCACCTCGGCCTCGGTGGGCACCCCGTTCCACCACACCGCGGCCTCAGAGCCGGGTTTCAACCAATCCGTGGCCTGGCCGGTGGCGTCATAGACGGTCACCGTGGCGTCCATGCGCAGGCGTAGCTCCATGCGCTGCACCTGGACGGGTTCCAGGTTGTCGGGGATGCTCACGACGAGCGTTCCCATTCAGGACGACCCTTGTTGTCCAGCCAGTGATTCTGACGGTGATTGTGTAGCCAGAGCTTGGTTTTCTTGTCCTCGCGGGGGCCGGTGTAGCGCTCCTTGCAGGTGGAGCATTCAAACATCTCCACCGGCCCCAGGTGCTTGATATTGCCCATTACTGGCCTCGGTGCGAGGTGTCGCCGTCCACCGCGTCGAACACCGGTGTGCTGCGCTGATCGCCGAAGATGACGCCCACCAGGAAGCCCTCCATGTAGGCGCTGGCCAGGTTGGTCAGCTTGCTTGACTCGACCCCGGCCGGGCCGTCGGGGTTGGTGCCCTCCCAGTCCATGTGCTCGCGCATCACCTTGGCCCGCTGGATGGCCCAGGCGAATGCCGCGTCCTCGTTGATGCGCAGCGCGGCCAGCACCTGGGGCAGGGTGGCGTTGTCGGGCATGGAGTCCTTGGCCGCGTGGATGCGGTGATAGTCCGGGTGATCGGACTGATCGGGGACACTGATCTTCTTGGACTCGGCCATTACAGCTCCTTCATCCGGTGCTGGCCGCAATCGCCGAACACCTGCTCCCACAGCTCATCCATGGCCGAGGGCACGGCGGCCGAGGCCCAGCCGCGGGCGTTGGCGATGGGGCCCGCCACGTCCTCGGGGCCGATCACCAGCCCACCCAGGTCGACGGCCTTACCCGCCTTAAGGGCCTCGCGCATCTGACCCTGGGCGGCCACCGTCTTCATCTGGAACTCCCACTGCTCCTTCTCGGTCAACAGGACCGCGCCCTTGTCGATCAGGGCCTGCGGCATGTGCTCCTTGGCCTTCAGGAAGGCGCTGACGAACCAGTCGGGCACATCGGTGTCCCGCTGCTCGATGGGGGCCCCCAGGACCAGCACAGGCCCACACAAGGGGTCCTCGGTGTCATGGGTGACCCGGTACATCGCAGTGGCGATAGGGTTACGCGGGCGCTCGTAGAGCGCCTGACCATAGCAGTAGTACACCACCTCGCCGACATCCGACCAGTCCATGTCGGTGGCACCGATGGCGTCGTGCATGTCGTCTAACCCGCGAATGTCGCGGAACTCGTAGCTGCCGTTGGGCTGGATGAGCAGCCCGCAGACGCCCTCGTACTCCTTGGCCTCGGTGGTGAACTGCTGGGTCTCGATGTTGAACGCCGTCAGCGGCCGGTTGGGCTCACCGTCGTCGCGCACCGGCTCGCGCTCATCGACCTGCCGCCAATACGCCTGGGCCTCCTCGTCGGAGGCAAAGCGGCGGGCCTCGCGCCAGGTGGGGGAGACCACCAGATGACACTTGGGCAGCGGGATGTCGGTGCCCGGCACCACGCCGGGACGGCTGGGGTCATACTCCACCACGTACTGGCCGTCGACCAGCGACTTCTCGGTGCCGCTGACTAGGCTGAGCAGCTGGATCACCCAGAACTCACTCATCGAGTACCCCCTGATATTCCAGCAGCTCGCCCAGGCCCTGGGCCATCTCGATGGCCTCGGGGTGCTCAGTGAAGAAGTGCCGCCCCAGCTCGGTGTCTAACACCAGCTCACCGGCCTTGGGCACCGGGAACTCCCGGTGGCACAGGTTGCAGTGCGCCCGGCGCTCAGCCATTGGGGGCCGCCTTGATGGCCTGGGAGATCTCCCAGAGCGTCTTGGCGTCGGCGAACAGGTTCTGCTCGATGGTGGTCAGCGAGTCATAGAACGCCTCACGGTTGTCGATGGGGGCCCAGTAGGCACACAGCAACAGCAGCGCCTGACCGACGAAGCCGATGGTCAGGTGCTCGGTGCGCTCCTCGGTCTGGCGCAGCGTGCTGCGCAACGCCACGATGGGGGTCTCACCACCACGGCGGGCCAAAAACTCCTCGGCGCTCTCAGCCCAGACCTCGGTGAACCGCAGCAGCTTGTCGGCTTCGGGGGCCGGGTCGGCGGCAAAGGCCGCCCGCTGCAGCTGCCACTCGGCCTGATCATGCACTCTCATCGTCATCCTCCTCTTGGGGCACGGTCACGACATGGTCGGGATTGCCGTCGATATGGCGGTCGACGGCAGTCTCGACAAACTCCGCGCTCGATGACACCACCATCCACTGACAGGTGGTGCAATCGGCACGGAAGGTATTCATTTACTCAGCCTTCGGCCAGATGGGGTCGGTGTGCAGGTTCTTCCCGAGGCGCTTGCCGCCGCGGGCCCCGCCACACGCCATACAGGCCGCATAGATCGGCATGCCGTTCACGAACTCGTGCGTCTTGGGCACGTTGCCCTCAAACACACTCGGGTCGCGGAACAGCTCAAAGCCTTCGTTGGCCATCCGGCGCAAGAAGACATCAGATGATGCACTCATGATTCATTCCTCCTGGTTGTTGGTCCTGCCATCCTAGCAGGTCTAACCTATAGCGTTTGTGAAATTATTCCTCACCTAGGCGTTCCTCCGCCCACCAGCCATCAAAGCAGCACTCGCACAAGATCCCGATGCCACCGACGTGGGCGAAGCCGGTGTCATTGCAGCGCACACAGGGGTGCGCGCTGGCCAACGCCCGGGCGGCATGGCGGAACCGGCGGTCCTCCTTGGGACCGTGGTGCCATTCCCGCGGACGCTTCTTGTGCTTGGGTTTTTGGTGAGACAATCTCAACCCACCTCGGTCATCGTCCCCACCCCGGCGTGCCCGGTGGCGGCGGCTGGTTGGTCTGCCACGGGCCCCAGCCCGGTTGATTGGCCGGGGGGTACGGGGCACAGATCTGGTGCGCCGGGTCGTAGAACTGCCCGGGGTCGCAGGCATAGGCCTTGGCAGCCAGTATTCCGGCCAGGAAGGCCAGCAGGATCGGCAATACAACCACGATGAGATGACGCTTCATTCGTTCTCCTCCTCTAGATAGCGCCGGTAGTCCTCGGCCTCGGTGGCCAGCTGCTCGACACTCTGCACGATGGTGGTGGTGGACAGATCCAGTGCGGGCTCGTCCACAATGACCGCCCGGATCGCGTCAGCGATCCGGTCCTCAGCCATCACCATCTGATCGAAGCCGTCGTCCTCCTGCAACAGGATCACCCTCATGACTCACCCTCCTCCGGGCCCCCTTCGGGGGCCCCCCAGTCGGTGTCCTCGTCCCAGTCGGGGATGTCGAAGTCCAGCCCGGCCAGGGTGTCGGGCACCGGGCTGTAGTCGGCCATCTTGGCCAGCCGGTCCACCGCGGCGGCGGCCATGGTGATTACCATGCGCGGGGAGCTGTGTGCCATCCGAGACAGCAGGTCGGTAAAGGCCGCGGCGGGGTCGAACTTCTCGCCGTGACGCTCGGCCTTGCGGCCGAGGGACGCCCGCCAGTCATTGACGACCTCGTCCAGGCTCTCCTGCAGCAGGGCGTAGCCCTGGTCCAGGGAATCGGTGTTTTTGGCCATGTCAGGCCTCTTTCTCTTTCTTCAGCTCTTTGATGACCTTGAACAGCCCCCAGCCGATGACCTCATCTTCGGGGGTGGCGGCGACATCTATCGCCTCCAAGGTCGTTCGGAAGGCCGATTCGGTCAGTGCCTCGCCCTGCTCGGGGGTTCCCCCCAGGGAGTCCAGCAGGTCGGTGTTGGCCGACGTGATCAGCCGGGCGAACTTGGTTTCGTTGGCTACCCGAACGAACTCGGGTGGTGTGGTGCTCATGTCGATTCCTTTCTGGTTGGGGTGGCCGCTGTAGCGCGGCACCGATTGTCTAACTATCGAGATCGCGGGAGGAGAACGACGGGCAGAAGTGGAACTCCGCGCCGCCCAGCATGGCGACCTGCTGATGGACGGTGTAGCCGTCCGGGCTTTGTTCGAGATGCCAGAGCACCTGACGTTGGGTGTAGCCCAAAGCCCGCTCGGCGCACAGCCGTCCTGAGAGATCTCTGGCGTTGTGCACGTCCTCGTGGTTGAGCCCGGCCATCCTCAGCTCATCCCGGTAGGCGAACGGGTCACCGTCGCCCTTGTACCCGTAGATGGCAAAGTCTTCCGAGTCGGCGTGCGCCGTGCCGATGGTGCCGAGGCCGAGGCCGCCGACGAGTCCAGCGATCAGGGGTGCCGCGAGCACGATCTTGCGCCATGTGAACGGTGAGGCAATTTTCATTTCGATTCCTTTCTCACGTCCCGCTTCCAGGCGGAACGGTTTCCCTTACCGGGCCTGGTGAGTTCCCGATGGCGATTGCGGTGGGGCACCGCCGCATTGCTGCGGCGCAGTTCTTGTCGTGCCCGCAGGCGTTCGGTGGTCATTTCGCTTCCTTCTTGGTCTCGGCCATGGCCTCCTGCAGAATCCCGCGGGCAATGCCCGAGACACTCAGCCCGTCCTTGGCCAGCTCCACGGCCACCCGCAGCGCCTTGCGCGCCTCGTAGTAGCGGCCATGGTTGGTGGAAAACAGCACGTCGTACTTGTCCTCGCCGCCATAGGGGCCGTAGTCCTTGGCCTCGCCGGTGGGGCAGCCCTCGATGCAGAGGGCGTCGGAGTTGCGATGCTCGTAGGCGCAGAACGTCCAGTTGCCCACGGTCACGGTCAGCCCGTATTCGCGGCAGTTCTCAAACGTACCGAACTCCACGGCGTCGGGGTTCTTGTAGAACCAGTCGCAGACCCCGCACTCGCCGAACAGCTTGTCGGCGATGTGGAAATTCTCCCGGCTGGTAGCCACCTGATCACGGGTGTCGGGCAGGAAATCGGGCTGATGGCCCAACACCGCCGCGTGATTCCTGGTGCTGATGGCGTACTGCTCGTCAATCGCCGCGCTCAGCGCGACGGCGTACTTCTGCATGATTTTGTTGCTCATGATCGTGGTCCTTTCGTAGTTCCTAGTCTATACAACAGTAACTAGGGCTAGTTTGTTCCCTACTCCGCCCGCTCTATCGGGAGGGCGACGGTCTTCATGTAGTCGCCGTTGCGCTTGAGGGCGAACTCGATCTCCTCGCCCCAGATCCGACGGGAGATGACCGGGCGGTTATTGAGGTCCCAGCCGACCCAGCTCACGCCGTCCTTCTCGATCTCGCGCTTCTGCGCATCGCTGAGCCGACGGCCCTTCTGGCGGCTCATGACGCCAACACCACCCGCTCGTCCCAGGCCGCCTCGATGTAGGAGCCGTTGGGGCCGTGGATGCGCAGTACGCCCGCGCCGGTGACGGCGTTGACCAGGCCCAGGTTGGCGAGGAAGTCACCCGGCATGACGTTGTTGGCCTGCCGGGTGCGCAGAGTGACGGTGGCCGCGGGCTCGGTCAGGTTTTCTAGCTCGGACTCGTAGTAGGTCGGGTCGTAGTCGACGGTGACGATGTGGCCCAGCTTGGCGTCCTGGTAGTTGCCGCCGTCGGGGAAATGCACGGTGTAGCGGTCAGAGTCGTAAGGGTTGGCGACAACCTCGCCGCACTGCATGAAGCCGACGGTGCCGATGTTGCCGTGAACGACGCGCACGGTGTCACCGATGTGGATGCGCCCGCAGTTGAGCGCCTGGCAGTTGGTGGGGGTGTGGATTGCGTTCATGGTGGTCCTCCTGGTTGAAGCGTTCATAACAAGTAGAACAAGAACTAGGGCTAGTTTATTCCCTAGCCCTAGCCTCATTCTTATTAGTCGCCGTAGAGGTCGCGGATGACCTTGTTCAGCCCGCCCGGATTGGCCAGGGCGGCCTCAGCGACCTTTTTGGCCGCCGCGGCCAGGGCCGCGGCCACGGACTCGACGCCCTCCATGTCGGAGAACAGCTGCCACTCCTGGGCGGTGGCCGGGATGGCCTTGAAGGTGAAGTTGCCCCGGTGGTCGCGGATGTCGTAGAGCATCTGGCCGAAGTTGGCGCGGGGCTCGGTGTCGCACGCCCCGAACTCGGAGAACTCCTCGGTGACGGCGAAGAACTCGTCTACGACTGCACGCACGGAGGGGCGGTTGAAGGGGATGACGTTATTGGGGGTCTTTTTCATGGTGGTCTCGATTCCTGGTTGGTGTCGTACCTACTATGTAACAACCTATAGCGAAATTATATTCCAGGCTTCCCGTGGTGTCTCTAGCTGCTGATTCTTTTCTTACCACGGGGTACCGACAGATCCTGAGAGTGGTCTGGGGGCCTCTTCCGGCGGGGGAGGGAAGGGAGCAGAACTGTCCCTGTAAAGGAGGGACAGCTGCTGCGACTTCCGTTTGGGGTATGGGACCTACACGGGGGACCAGACCGGCCCAGGATCAATTCTGGCGGTATCTGTCAACGAGGTTTGGCTACCTCATCCCCACTTGACTGCTTGTAGGCGGTCACAGCCTGTCGGGCTACGGGTATTACTCGCTTGCCCCAGGACCGGGAGAGCCATGAAGGACTCCATCAGATCTTCTGTTGCACGCCCGGGTCTGCCTTGATCGTGCTGTCTGATGGAACGGGAAGAAGGTCGTCCCTCTAACGGACTACGCCATCTGCTTGTGGGGCAGAGACCCATTGTTTTAAGATGCGGGTAGACATCTTGCCAGAGATGCTGCTTTGAGATTCCCCCGGTTCTGATCCGCCGGGGGTTTCTGTTTGTAGGAGGAACGGTAATCCTCCGAATCACACTGGTGCAACCAGCAATTCGTCAACGCTAGATGTGGGGCCCCCGGAGGGGGCCCACCCCTAGATCTTGTTTCTCCCTTCGATGTGATGGCGCAGCTGCTCGGCCTGCATACGCTGAGCACGCTCCCACGGGTCCTCCGGGGGAGGCATTCGCTCCTCCGCGGAGACCACCCGTAGCTGCGGCTTGTCGTGGCCCATCACCATGACGTAGGTGGTGTCGGGCCGGAACAACAGGTTGCCCCGCAAGTACCCGGCACCGGCCTCGGCGGACTCGATTCCATGCCGGATCAAGTAGGCGTGGGTGAGATGGCGGGTCCTGGTCGGGTGGGTCTGCTCATGGGCGGGCAGCTCGATCCAGATCACCTCGTGATCCCGATGGGCCTCATCGCAGCGCCGCCGCACTGAGTCGGGCACCTTCTGAGCAAGGAATGAACTTCCTCTGCGGCCCACGTCCTGCCACTCACGGGCGGTCATCCAGATGATGGGGCCACGGTCGCGCTCCCTGCGCTCCCAGACCACCCGCAAGGCGGCCCGAATGGCACGTGCCTCCTCCGCGGCGGCTCGGGCCCCGTCTTCCTCGGAGGCCGATCCCTCCCCGTGGGTGTGCGAGCGGATGAAGTCGTCGTCAGGCGGCTGAGTCATAGCAATCGGTTTCCGAAAATCAACCAGGGAATGTTGTCCTGCTCAGACCGTAGCGCCCGCTCCCGACGATCCCCGTAGCTCAGCAGCTCCTCGGTGCCCTGAGTGACAGCGGAGATCACCCGGCGGTCCTGCTGGATATTCCAGACGCGCTCCTCCACCGAGTCTTCTGTCACAAATACATAGTTTGTCAAACCATCCAGATGGCTGTCGGCCCGGTCGATCCGGGAGGCCCGTTGCATGGCGTCATCGAAGGAATATGGCGGCTCATACTGTACGACGTAGCGGGCGCACTGCAGGTTGAGCCCATGGCTCCCGGCATCGGAGGTCAGGAAACAGGTCACGTCCGGGTCGGTCATGAACCGCTCCTTGGCGGCCTGGCTGTCCCTATCGGACTGACCCACGCCATAGTGCACCACGTGTGGCACCTCGATGTGCGGGGCGATCAGATGCAGGGTCAGGTTGGTCCACTTGGTGAAGACGGCCACCTTGTCGCCGGATTCCCGGATGGATTCCAGCATCTCGTTGAGCTTGGTCAGCTTGGTCGAGGAGGCGTCGGCGATCAGATGCCCATAGTCGGCCAACAGTTCCTGGCCCACCTCGTGCTCGGTGTGGCGCAGCGCCTCGGGGGTGTTGCACAGGTAGCGCAGTAGGGCGTAATAGGGCCCCAGGTTCACGCTGCGGCCCCGATTGTCGCACCAGAGGTTCCAGGCCTTGTCGATGATGATGTCGGCCAGCTCGGCCTCCTCATCGGACGGCTGCACCGGCTCCTTGAGGGTCGCCATGCCGCGGAAGAACTCGCGCACCCCGGGATCGGTTTTGCGCACCGCCTGGGTGTAGCCCTCCACCCGGTGGCGGATCTCGGTCAGGGCGGGCAGGTCCCACTCGATGACGGTGAGCGGAAAGGACCGATGGTTTTTGGTCTCGATGTCCAGCGTCTTGACCTCCGCCGCGTAGCGGCGGAGAAACTCTCGGGTGGTGTCCAGCGGGTTGGGCCCGCCCGCCAGGCTGAACACGTCCTTGAAGCGCAATGGGTTACCATTGACCACCGACGCGCTCATCGGCCAGACGATGGGCCGACAGATCTTGGTGAGGCGCTCAAAGGCCCGCCGCGCCTTGTTGGGCAGACTGTTGTTGATGCCGCTGCACACGATGCGGTGACACTCGTCAAAGACGAACAGCACCCGCAGCCCGTGACAGAGCAGTTCCAGCTCGGCGTAGTCCACCCAGAGCTTCTCGTAGTTGCAGATGTAGGCCTGGTGCTCGGCCGCATAGCCCTTGCGCCGTTTGGCCTTGGTGCCGTCGTTGATTATTGCGTCCAGCTTGGCGTCGTCGGCGAAGAACCGGCACAGGTCAATCTTGGACTTGGAGACCGTGCAGGCGATCACCAGGTCGATGCGGTCTTGTTCAAACAGATGGGCCGCTCCCGCGGCCGAGCAGAAACTCTTGCCTGATCCTGTCGCCCAATTGAAAAAGAAATACTCAGATTCCAGGGCACGATTGAGTGCGAATTGTTGGAACCGATGTAGGTCATATCCCTCGACTTTTAAAGGCAACTGCCAGCGCATCATATTAACGAGAATTTCTTCACAGGATGGACCAAAGACTGGCTCATAACCGTCTTTACATAATTGATCAATGAAAGAGGGTAAATTGAATAATTCCATCAGCACCAGGTGATGCGAGATCCACTGATGGTAGTGGTTGAAAAAGTCCTGGCGATCCTGCGGCTGGAACAGCAAAGTGCCAGGGTAGTCGGGACTCTCTTCTACAACAATAAGTTTGTCGAGGTCGATCTCGCCACGTTCTACCTGGCCCACCAATGAGGTGAGGTCATCAGTGATTGCGTACATCACACACCCAGTCAATAGGATTCCCGGCTAAGCCACGCCGGAAATTGCAGAGCCAACAGGCGGGGACTAAATTCTCTGGATCATTGTTAAGTCTATCTCCATCCAGATGGTCGACATGGATGCCGTCGTTTTGTCCTTCGCCCCATGTCAATAGCGTGCCGCATTGCCAGTGACACAGATGTAGCCCCGTGCCGATCTTGTCGTAGAGCACAGCTCGGTGTTCACCAAGCTGATGATTGTCTTGAGCCAGTGGATGCTCCTGTTGGCCGGTCAGAATGCGATATCCTGCGCCGTCGATGAAGAACCCAGTGGCCAGTTGGTTGTCCTTGAGTCGCTTACCCCGGCGGACCTGTGACATCTGCTCTAGCACCTCGGGTGATCTAACATACCGTCCACTATTCCCCTGTCGATGACCACCGTCCGGGTCGGCCCACTTTGCTCTCAGCGCAGCCGACATTCGGGCCCGGTATTCGGGGGTGCGCTCATAGCTTCCGGCCATGTGGAAAATACTACAGGGGCCCCCGCAGGGGGCCCAGCGCCGCGCCCCGGTAACGATCCGGGCTGGTTGAGGGTTAGGGCCTCACCTGTCCCACGACTCGCGGCTGATGGGGGCGGGAGGGTTCGGGCCTCCTGACGGGTACAAGTACCCCGCCCCCGGGTCTTTATGCCATGGCGAACTCCTTGAGGGCCAAGGGATAACCGGCACACATCCGCTTGGCGAACAGGCTGGGTTCTAACGCGATGGCGGTGGCCTGATCGCCGATGTCGGGTTCGATGACCAGATGGTGCTTGAGACCCAGCGAGAAGGCCAGTGAGTCGAGCACCATCAACGCGGCCTCGTCGGGCACGCCGAGGATCACCACGTTGTTGGAGTCGTGGTGCCAGCGCTGAATGAGACCGGGGAATTTCAGGGTGAACTCGATACCTGCGTGCAGCGCCTGGGCCATGGCCAGACCTGGAGACAGATCAGCCCGAACAGCCACATATAGCTTGTCCGGGCCGGGGGTGACGGGATGTTCTACCTACATGCGGCTCAGCCTACATTAGAACCGCCCTCGGCGGAATCGAATCACCGAGGGCGGTCTATGGCGGGATTGGCTATTACCTACGCCCCAACCAGGAGAGCGGCAAATGTCCCTACCGCCTTCTAGCTTATCTCGGGGCATTCGCGTTTGTGAACGATGGCGTCACTCATAGCCACGAACAGCGGTGCGGGGGCCAGCCCACCCTCCCCGCACCGCGGGCAGGTCCAGTAATAGTGCCCGTTGCGGGCCGCGGCGTGCGGCTTGCCGTCGGCGATCCAGCGGGCGTTGAGCTGCTGTAGGGCCTCGGTCTCGCTCATAGCTTCTTCCCCCGATGCCGCCCGGTGTCGAAGTCCCACAGCTCGATCACCACGGCCAGCTTTCGCTCCAAGCTGGTGCGCTCGCCGTCCTTCCACTGGTAGCCCAGCTTGTCGGCCAGCGCGTCCAGCTCGTCGCTGATGATCTCGCCTATCGACTTGGCCACCAGCAGCCCGGCCAGCTGCTTGACTTCGGTGTCGGAGGGCTTTGGCTCCCCGGTGCCCTCCATGACGGTGATCAGCGCCTTGATCACCTTGAGGTGATCCTGGGGGTCCAGCTGTATGCCCTTGGTGATGGGGCCCTCGATCATGAGCCGAACTCCTCGTCCACCCGCGGCGCATACCAGGCCCACTCCCGCTTCCAGGTGGGGCCCTTGGCCTTGAGCATGTCCCTGATGGCGTCGAGGATGTAGAGCTGCTTGCGGGTGCTCGCTCCCTCGGTGCGGATGGCCACTTCCAGGTCATTCAGCCCCAGCCCCAGCTGGCGCTCGCGTTCCTTCAGCTCGGCGCGCTTGTCCATCACCGCGGCCCCACCCTCGATCTCGACCAGGGCCTGCACGGCGTGATCACACAGCGCCAGGGCCTGGTCCCGGGTGAGGAACTCGCCCGCCTTGACCTGCTTGCGCAGCAGCAAGACCTTGTCCCGGGTCATCATGTGCGCACCACCGAGGCCTGGTTCACCCGCTCGATCAGCCGGATGTAGGCGTTGAGAATATCCATGACCTTGTCGTCCCACTCGTTCTCGTCTACGACGCCGCCGACCTCCACGGTCTTGCGCAGCTCCACCAGCTCCTTGATGGAGAAGCCGCCGTCATTGAAGTCGGCCACGTCGGCATCCACCAGCCGGGCCAGGGATCGCTTCATGGACAGCGCGGCGTCGTGGGAGAGCAGCACCTTGACGGTGTGGATGCCCTCGCTGACCTGCAGCTGTGCCCCCCGGCCCCCGGGGCCGGGGTTGAGCTGGTAGCCATTGTCGGCACTGATCTCGGTGGTAATTCTCATGGCGTGTCCTTCCGTAGTGTCTCCACCACGATGTCCAGGTAGTTGGCGATGCCGTCCAGCTCGATGGCGATCCGGGTTTGTTCCTCCACGATCTGGGCCAGCCAGGCGCTGGTCTTGGCCAAGTCGGGAGACAGCGCGTCCCCCACCAGCGCCAGCTCCTTCTCGATGTCGCGGACCAGCGCGGCCAGCGCCAGCCGCACACCGCGGTCATTGGCGTGGTAGCGCACCGACTTGTAGACGCGCTCCAACCGGTCGGCCACGCCCCCGGAGGGGGCGACCTTGTAGGCCGCTTCCGCCTCGGTGGAGAGCCGGGACTCCTCGGCCTGCGCGGTGACGGCGTCGACAATGAACTTGTCGGCCCCCGGACTGTTGCGCACGATGATGCGGGCCCCGGACTTGGCCAGGGTGGCCACATCGGTCTGGTAGTAGCGGGTGCGCACCCCGCCGTTGTAGTGCACCCGGGCCGAGCCGTCCTTGCCCTCGTCGGGCACCTCGTCCACCGGCACCAGGTAGCACAGCGGCCAGGACTCCTTGCGCGAGCCCACCTTGGCCACTCGCCATACGGTGTCGGATAAGGCCTCGCCCTCGGGGAAGACGATGATGGAATTGCGACTCGGCCAGCCCTCGCCGCTGTAGCGGTTCTTGGAGACCGGGATGCTCCGCATCCCAGGCGGCAACGTGATGGTCATCGTGACTCCTCTCGGTCCAGCTTGCGGAGAAACCAGTCCCAGCCCTCGTCGCCGTGGGTGGGCCGGTCACAGCCGTTCCAGATCTCGTGCTCGCGCTCCCACTTGTGGGGCTTCTCAAAGAAGTACAGGGCGTCCTGAATATCATTCAGGTGCCCGGCGTCGGTCAGAACATGGGCGAACGCCAGCACCTCGGTGCTGTCATTGACCCAGACCCCAAAGGTAGTGCTCATTCGATTCCTCCTGGTTGTGTGTACAGACTAACCTATAGCGTTAGTGAAATGTTCCCTTAGCCGTCGTCGCCGACATGGGTGCGGGCCGCGGCCTTGGCCGCGGCGATGTTGGGGTATTCGCCCAGGCACTCCTGACGTTCCCGCGACCAGTACCACAGCTCCACTCCGCCCTTGGAGAGGTGAAAGATCTGGTAGGAGGCCCCGCTCCCCAGCGGGGCCTCGTCCCGCTCGTTCCAGACCAGCTCGGGGATGCTCATTGCGGGCCCCTGTGGTGGCCGTCCAGCTGCGCGGTGAGCCGGTCCAGCTCGTCCTGCAGCTCCTCCCAGGTCTCGTATTTGACGATCACCGCGGCGGGCTTGCCCGCCTTCTGGATGACCACGATGTCGTCGTCCTCGATGGCCTTGCTCATCATCTCGGTAAGCGCCTTCTCGGCGAGCTTGTTGGCCTCGTCGGTCAGTCTGTCGGTCATAGCTTGTTCCCTCGGTGTTGGGTGTCGGTGAACTCGTCCAGCACGATCTCGCCGGGCAGTGGCGTGGAGCGCCCGTCGCCGACCTTGAGCCCGGCCAAAAAGCCGTCCACCCAGCCCGATGCCATGTTGGCCACCGCGTCGGTCTTATTGGCCGGGGTGCCCAGGGCACCGATCAGCCGGGCCCCGCGCTGGTTGGCCATGTAGATCACCGAGTCGGCGTCCATCTGGGCCAGGTCGAATACGTCACGGATGGTCTTGCCCGAGTCGATGTAGCCGTCATTGGACTTCACCGCCTCCGAGAGCGCCCAGAAGTGCGGGTGGTTGGGCCGGTCAGGGAAGTCGGGGTCTACCGGCTTAGGTTCTAGCTGGGCCAGCTCCTCGGGGCTCATGCGCAAGATCTCGGCCATGTTGGGGTCGTCGTCGTGGCTCTCGGTGTTGTAGGGGATGCCCCGGCGGTGCAGGAACTCGATGGGGTCCTCGCCCGAGGCCATCAGCTCTCGCGTCATGGCCGCGGCCGGAGAGACCTTGGCCAGCTCATCGTCGGGATCGAACTGCAGGGTGGCCCCGGGCCCCTGCCCGGGGCCCTCGATCACCCTTTCGACCTTGGCGATGGCCTCGCGGTCCCGCGGGGCACCGAACATCTCGGCAATGCGGTCCTCGTCGGTCACGACACCTCCTCGGGCATCCAGTTGTTGGCGTAGGCCTTGGCGTCGGCCAGCCGGGTGACGCGAGCCAATTCCTGGTACTCGTCGCCATCATGGGCGGCACGACTGACAGCCCAGCCGCTCAGACCGCCTGCCGGGGCCTTTACTCGGGTGATCTTCCACACCTGAGCCGGATAGGTACTGACGTAGGTGGTCTTCACCGTGTTGAGCTTGCGCCAGGTGATCCATTCCTTGTTGCGGCTCATGACTGAGCCGCCAGGAAAGCCTCACGCTGAGCCTTGCGGTACTCCACCCAGCGCTTGCTGTCATGGATACTCAGCGTCACCCGTTCGTTGAGGCGATAGGTCGGACGCAGAGTCTTGGGGTAGTGTTCCCCGCCGCCCTGCACGTTGACATCGACCCACACGTAGTTGCCCCTGATCTCGACAGCAGTCACCTGGTAATAGGCCCAGGTGTTGGCGATCACATCGCCGGGCTGCAGAAGTTTGGCAAAGGTGGTCTGGGGTGGCCTCTTCATCTTGGTAGCTGTCATGGTGGTCCTCCTGGTTGGTTCTTGCGAATCTACCACGTATAACAGATACCTAGCGCTATTTATTCCCGAGTCATTCCCCCAGGTAGCGGACGCGCAAGATGTTGTCCTGGACCGCGGCCTCCCACTTGCCGGTCTTGAACGGGCCCGGGATGTTGTTCTGGTCGCCACCCTTGTTGATGCCAGTGGCCAGGGCATACAGCGAGGAAGCGTTGGCATACTCGCGGGGCCAGCGGGCCCAGGTGAAGGGCCGCTGGACCAGCTCGTGAGCGAACTCCTCGTAGATGCTGGCGCGCTTGCTCCGCTTCGGGGCAGGGACAAAGTCTTCGTCCCACTGAATATTAGTCATGCCACACTCTAACACTAAGTAGACGCTAAGTATTCCACTGAAGGAAGGTGGGGTGCGCAGCTGTGACTCGCCCGTATGACTGGGGTCTAGATCACGCTTTGGCGGGATGAAGTATCACTAAGACCCGATTTGACGCACCATCACCTTCCGCTCAAAGGAGAGGGCTGCGGGTCGGACAGGAACTCTCACGAGATTGAGAGGTGTCCCGCAGCCCCTCCGGTCCAGGGAGGGTGGAGGACTGCGGAGGAAGAGACTCCGCAGTCCTCCTGTCCCCTCGGGTGGGGCCTAGAGGCGATCCGCGACGAAGTCGCTGATCAGGTTGGGCACCGCGGCATCGAACCCGGCCACATCCAGCGAGCCCGGGTCGGTGGGATCGGCGATGGAGAAGTTGGTCGCGGTCATGCCGACGACCACCTCCTTCACGTCGTGCCCCACGTGCTGACGGTAGGACTTCAGCGCCTGGAACGGGTGTACGGAACCCGCCCAGGTCTCGTTGTCGGTGAGGACCACGATGCCGTCGAAGTCCAGGTGATGCTTCTGTGCCCAGATCATCGGCAGGCTGCAGTCCGTAGATCCGAACGGCAGCGCGTCGATGTAGGAGATCACGTCGTCCAGCCGACGCCGGGCGCTGATGTCCAGCCGGTCAATCGGGCCCCGCATGGGGGGCACAACCAGATTGCTGCGACCATAGCGGGTGTACCCGCCGCCGTAGCCACCGGTGAACCCGACCACCTCGGTGGTGCCCGGTGCTTCGGTGGCCAGTGTCACCAGCGCCAGGGCGGCCGAAGCCTCCCGGCAGCTGATCGACAGGTCCCCGATGGTCGAGGTCATCGACCCGGACACGTCCAGGGCGAGCAGCAACCGCTTATTGGTCGGCTCCACCGCACCGAAGGCGTTGTAGAACGCGGTGTCCAAGGCGTCGGTCAGATGACGCAGCGGGGTCCAGGTGCTCTTGCCCCGGAAACCGTGACCGCTGGCGTAGGTGCGCTGCGCGATCAGCACGTTAATGGGGTGCACCCGGCCAGCCTTGAGCTTCTCAGAGTCCATCAACTGGTCGGCCACCGCGGCAATCCACTGGCCCGTGCCACCGAATACATTGGTCAACCGGGGCAGCTGACGCATCAGCGCGGTCTGGGGAACACCTTGCGCGAGCAGTGCCTCCCAGACCTCGGGCGACTTGAGCGCCTCGTCGGGCAACATTTCCCAGGTCATCCCGTGACCCCGGTTGATGATCTCCACCCACGCCTTGGCCGTGGTGGCGTCCTTGGCGTCCAGGTAATCCGCCATGATGGCCAATTCGCCGTCGATGGCAACAACACCACCCTCTTCGACGCTGACGAACGGGATGACCCCACGGGCCACCCAGCCCAACAGGGCGTTACGGTCGGCCGAGATCTCCCCGGTCTTGCCCGCATAGCCCTTGACCAGGCGCAGCAGGTCGCGGTGCGACCAGTCCTCGCGGGCCCGGTACTTGGTGACCTGGTAGGCCAGCCTGTCCACCGGCTTGAGCTTGTACCAGTTGCCGATGGCCCGGTTGAGGCTCGGCCCCCGGCCGCGGAACTGCTCCACGTACTTGTTGAACTGGAACAGCATGGTGCCGGTGCGGCAGACACGGTGCATGACCGCCAGCGCCTTCTGCCGGGTCTCGGTCGCGTCGGCAGACGCGGCGACGGCCAACGCGAAGATGGCCTGCTTGTTCTTGGGAGCGCGCCCGGCTTCAGAGACCGCCAGGATGTCGGCGATCATCTCGTCGGGCTTATTGGCTGCCATCCGAAACACGACCTCGGCGTTCTGGCGGGTCAACTCGGCGGCCGACGTGTAATACGTGTTGCCGTCGGTGCCCAGCGTCAGAAACCGGTGGAAGCGGGCCTCGTCGCCAATCTCAAAGACGTAGCCGCTTGCGGTGTTTTTGACCTGATCCTGCCGCGCCTTCTGACCCTGCGGGGTCGAGCGCGTAGTGATCGAGGCCAGGATGTCAGCCATAACTTTCTTCTCCTTCTGGTTGGTGTTTCTTCGGTTGTGCGGCGCGGGCACGGGAACGTGGACCGGGTGTCTGAATGGTTTGATAACCGACCCTCTTCAGCTCGCGCCATGAAGTTGTGTGCGCGGGGCGGGCACGTTAGTGATGACCGGGGTATCCATTTCCAGTAGGTAACCGACCATCGTCCAGCTCGCCCCAACGCAAAGCCTTTCAGGATAAGGGTGCGGGCACGGGTTTGCAACCGACATTTAGCTGCTCTACCAGGCTGAGCTACGCGCTCCGGGGTGGTTACCGGACCACGACTGGATTTGAACCAGCGACCCGCTCCTTAACTGGGTAACCGACCGCATTCAGCTCGCACCGTTTGTCCTGTGGGGTGTGGGCACGGGATTGCAAACCGACTCGGGCTTGCGCCCTGGCGACTTAGGCCACTCGTCCATACGCCCGAAGGCGCACTGGGATTTGAACCCAGGCTCTCCCTTTTGCAGAAAGATAATCGACTCGCGTTCAGCTCACACCGACGTATGTAGTTGTCAAGTGAGGGTGCGGGCACGGGGTTGCCGACCGGGTAGCCCCGAAGGGCAATCACCCGCGAACGGGTGACAGGACTCGAACCTGCAATAACCATTGATAACCGATCATGCTGTCAGCTCGCACCCTCATCTTCAGTTTTAGGAGTCGGGCACGTTTGCAGCACCGGAGTGAACTTTTTGTTGTAAAGGTTAACCGACGCCATCCAGCTCGACTCGCAACCGTCCCAGGTTAAACCCGATTTTTTATCTTTGCAACAGGTTTTTTGACCTGCTAGTTCAGGTAGTTCGGAGTGAAGCTGGCACCGTAGGCGTAGGAGTGCGGGCTCAGGATCGCCACTTGCACGTAGAACTCCTGCACCGGGTCGGTACAGCTGGTGATCGCTAGTCCGGTATAGCGCAGCGCGGTCACATCCAGCAACGGATTTTCCCCGATGGACCCCATGCCCACCCGGTAGCGGATCTGGGCGATGTCGCACCACAGGTCGTTGAGGTACATCTCGTCGGCCGCATCGCCGCTGCAGGTGAACTCCACCGAGTACTGCTGGTCATCGACCTCGGGGATGGCGATGAAGTCCGACAGGTACTCAAACCAGTAGCCCACGATGGGGGTGAAGGTCTCCTCGTAGATGTAGACCCCGTCGGAGATGCGCCGCAGTGCCACGGTCACCTGGTTGGCGTTGGCGTTGGGCTTGTAGTAGATGGCCCCGATGCGGAACAGTCCCCCGGCCACGAAGTTGAGCTGCTGGCGGATCTTCACCCCGGCGATCCCCGCGCCTGCGGCGCGGGTGAAGTGCAACACCCGCTTACCCTGGAAGGTGCGGTTGGGGTCGACCTGGATGGCCACCACGGCCCGCGGCTCGCCCCAGACGATGATCTGATCCGACCAGTCGGCGAAGGAGTCGGCCCACATGCCCGCCGGGATCTGGTCGGGGATCAGGGTGGTGTAGTAGGCCAGGTCGGTGGCCCCGACATTGGTGTCGTTGAGGTTTGGGGTGGCCCACATGTCATCGGAGCGCACCAGCCCGGTGTCGGTGAACACACAGGTCACCTTGTTGAACTGGGAGGTGGTCTGGAAGTCGCGGAACAGGGTGCCCTCGGTGGCGTCGGTGGTGGACACCTCCACGGTGTCGAACCACACCTGCCCGGCGGTGGCCGAGGAGTCCACCACCAGGGCCAGCCGCATCACGTTGACCCCCGGCGGCACGGTGAACCCGGTGGAGTCGGCCGCGGCGGCGGTGATCTGGACCCAGACGTTGCCCCCGGGGTCGGCCGGGGTGGACGCGGGCCACGGGCTGTAGGTCAGCCCGCGCACGTCGCTGGACACGAAGGGGGCGTCGGTCTCATCGACCCTGGGGACCGGGGCGTTGTAGTAGAACGCGCACAGCTGGATGGCCAGGGCCCCTGACGGGGCCGCCAGGCCGGTCCAGTGCGCCCACACGCTGGCGTCGATATGGGTGCCCGGGGTCACGTCCATGTAAGAGGACACCAGGGTCTTGGTGGTGCCGTCGGCGGTGACGGTGGCCGCCCCTAGATACCAGTGCCCGATGGCCGGGTCGAAGCTCCACACCCCGGTCTGCTGAATCCAGTTGTTGATGTCGGTGTCGAAATTGGAGTTGAGGATCTCGTAGGAGAACGGGGTGGCCGTGGTGATCGGCCCGGAGGCCAGGCTGGCGGTGTTGGTGGCCACCCAGGTGGCCACCGGGTCGTAGAGGCTGAAGGCGAACACGTCGGGGTCCTGCTCATTGATATAGGTGGTGACATAGGGCTGCACCTCGCGGATACCAGCGAAGTAACCCACCGCGGCATCGCGGGTCACCGTGCGCACGTCGTAGCGATGCACCATGGTGGTGGTGAACCGCAGCCGGGTGTCGGTGGTGATCACCCGCCCGGTGACCACGTCGGTCAGCGCCGTCAGCCCGTTCATCACGGCGGCGGGCAACCGCAGGGTACCGCCGGGGAACACCCACCAGTCGGCCCCCTGCTGGGGCAGCGTGGTCGGCGCGAAGGCGTTGTTGAGCAGCGGGGTGAAGGCGTCGGCCGGGTTGGAGCCGTTGGCCACCGGCAGCAGTGAGGAGGCCGCCAGTGCGGTGGCACCGGACTGGATCAGCGGGGCCGAGGTGGTGACGTTGATCTGCTGGGCGGCCAGCGTGGTGGGATTGGGCACCTGGCGCTTGAACAGCCAGGGGGACGAGACCTCGGTGCGGGTCTGCTCGGTCAGCGAGAGGTCGACGGTGTTGGGCAGTGTGGAGGTGTTGTAGCCGGGACCGGTGGTCACGCTCATCGGGCTCACCGTCTGCCCGTAGAGGCTGTTGACCGCCTTGTTGATGGTGGATGGGTTGAGCCAGTTGACGCTGCCCACCCCCTGCAGCAGCACGTCGGCCCCCACCGTGAGCAGCCCCGCCAGCCCGGAGGGCCGCGGGCCGCTGGTGGTGATGGACTGGGTCACGCTGACCGGGAACACCTGATAAGAGGTCTGGATGCCCGCGTCATAGACCGGATAGGGTTCCGGGGTCAGGTTGGAGAACTCCAAGTTCAGGTACTTGCACGAAATCTGTTGGGGGAAGAAGAGTTTGCCCTTCTGGCAGAGGTAATCACGCCAGACCGGAGTCCAGGTCTTCTCGGTGTAGTGGGTGGCGTCCCCGCCCCCGGTGCCATGCTCCTGCATCACCCAGGCCGCCGCATAGATGGCGTTGTCTAAGGAGGTGGCCGGGATGTTGCCGTGTGAGTCTGGGATCACCGGGTCGGGGGATACGTAGACCTGTGGGTTGGCCATGAAGCTGGGGACCGCGGTCGCCCAGTTTTCCAACTTGATCACGTGTGCGGTGAACAGCCCGCGGAAGTCATGGAAGCCGATGGTGCCGTCGAAGCTCATCTGGGTACAGGCGGGCGGCAGTGGCTGGCTTACCGTGCCCAGCACCGCCTGGCGGGAGGTGGTCACCTCGATGAACACCGTGGGCGAGGGGGAATACTCCCAGCCGACCATGATGCGCAGCGGGGTGTACTGGGTGGGCAGCGGGGATAGCGGGCAACCGGGCAGACCGCTGCCGGGGCCGTAGGTGGTGGTGCCGTCGGTCAGTTTCAAGACGATCTCCGCGGCCCCCACGTCGTAGTAGATGGTGGGGCAGAACTGCCCGGTGGTCGGATTGGCCGGGACGACCTGCAACAGGATCGGGTTTTGCGGCGGGCCACCGGGTTGCCCGCCGGTCACGACGGTGGTCACGGTAACCCCGCCCCCGGTCAGGTTGGTGATGTCGGGGACCAGGTTGGCGATGGCCTGGGCACCCAGGTTGTTCAGGAAGGTCACCGTCCATGGCCCTCCGGCCAGCCCGGAGGTCACCAGCAGATTGCCCGCGCCGATGGAGGACATGCCGACCAGCGCGGACTGCAGCGCGGACGGGGCGGCGTTGTAGGGGATCGGCACCGAGATGGCCCCGCCGTAGGACAGCGTGAAGGTGCCCCCGGTCGGGGACCCGGTGACCACGATGGTCTGCTCGGCATTGGAGTAGCCCGGGTTGAAGTCCGGGGTCCACTCGATGCCGACCCAGGCGTCCTGATTCTTCAATGGCCCGGCGGCGAACGGGAACTTGTAGTCGGTGGTGCCCCCGACATCGGAGATGTCCCAGCGCCCGGTGCCCTGCTGCCACTGGGTGTTCTCGTCAGTGGTGGGCACCGCGGTGACCGGGGAGAGCTTGCGGGTGCCCACCGAGTCGTCGTTGGAGTAGTACACGTTGAGCATCTGCCCGGCATAGACCGGGTCCAGATACAGCGTGTCCATCAGCTGCGCGGCCCCGCCCGCGTTCCGCACGTCCAGGTAGAGATTCACCACGGCGGCCGGATCGGGCTGGGGCATCGACTTCCAGTAGGTGTGCGGGTGGTTGTCAAAACACTTGGCGGCGTCCCAGTGCTTGAGGTAGGACGCGAAGATGTTGCCGACCGGGTCCTGTGCGGGCTCGATGCCCTGGGTGCCGTCGGCCAGCGTGTAGATGTTGCGCCGGATCAGCCCGTTGCGGATACCCACCACGTAGGGCTGGGTGCCCACCAGCGGGTCGTAGACCCGGGTGATACGCCACTGCACCGCTTTGGCCACGATGGGATAGCAGTAGAAGTGCGCGGTATACCAGGCCTGCGTCTGGGAAACCGACAGGTCCACGGTGAGCGGGTTCATGGTCTCGTCACAGATCGCCCGCCAGTTGTTGAGCCGGTCCAGATACCACAGCTCGATGTGACAGCCCACCCGCAGCGCGTCGAAACCCATCTCCGAAACGGAAAGCGGCAGTTTGAAGTTGACCGTGAGCACCTCGGTCAGCGACTGGGGCAAAGCGGCCGAATTGGCCGGGCGCGGCTGGCTAAACCACATCCGTAGCGCCGGGGGCTGCACCACCTGTGGGGTGTTGGGATCGCCTTGGGTGTTGGCGCAGCACTGTTGCAGCAGGCTGTAGAGCCCCAGCGGGATGGAGAAGTCGACGTACATCCCCTCGACGGCGGAGGTGAGCGCGGTGCTGGCGGCATTGGCGATGGAGGTGACCGCGGAGACCGCGGAGTTCAGGGCGGCTCCGATGGCGGCGGTCATGAGGTCCTCACGAAGTTAACTGGATTACCCGGCTCGGGGATCAACATCCCGGTGGGATCGCTGCGCTGCCGGGTGATGGACACCGAGATTGTGGACTCCTTGGCCGGGGGATAGTAGGCGATGGCCAGATCCGGGGTGAACACCATGGCCGCCGAGGAGATGGTCTGCACCGGCAGCTGGTAGCCGGTCGGGGTGGTCTGCCCGCCCAGCGCCAGCACCTGCAGGGTCTTGTGGTCCACGTAGTCGGCCTGGCTGGTGTAGGGGAAGACATACGGCGTGCCGTCGGGGTTGAGCGCCGGGGGCGTCTGCGGATGGATGCCGTATTTGCCGCCGGGATAGTTGTCCGGGGAATCAGCGGTCTCAAACGGGATGGTGGCGGTGTACTGCCCGGTCTCGTTGAACACCTGGAAGTTGGCCTCGGTGCGGTAGGTGCTCATCGGATCGGCGTTGGTGGTGTCGATGGTGCCGTAGGTGACCGAGTCGATAGGGCTGCGCTTGCCCCCGCCCACCAGGTAGTAGTAGCCGAACTCAGCACTGATATTGAACGCGGTGTAGGGGGCCAGAGTGGGATCGGATTGTGCGTCGTAGAGCCAGGTTTCGCTGGGCAACAGGTCGATGGGCAGCATCTCGGGCGGCGGCAGCTGGGCCAGTATCGGGGTGGCGGTGACCTTCTTCTCCACCTGGTAGTAGGTGGAGTCGCTGGCGGCGGTCTGCACCGGTATCGGGGAGTTGACCGCCAGCCCGTTGGCGTTGACGGTGAAGATCACGTCGATGGGCCCGATCTTGTCCAACATGTCGCGGCACAGCCGGATCTCCTCGGGGGCCAACGGGTTCTTGTAGGGCCTAATCGCCACCTCGTTGCGCACCCCGCGCTGCTGCACCGACCACGGCGGGCCGTTGGCGGCGACGTAGGTCGCAGCGTCGGCCTCGGTCTCAAAGATCTCCTCGGCCCCGGTGACCAGGTTGACCGCGACATAGACGGTGGGCGTGGGGGCCCGGCCCAGATCGGCGGTCAGCCCGTAGTTGTCCCGGTAGCGCCACACCTCGTAGATGTCGCAGTCCACCCCGACGGCGGCCTGGATCGTCATGCGGATGCCGTTGGGCGTGCCGCCGAGGTTGCAGGCCTGGAAGAAGTCCACGATGCGTGCCCGGTACCAGGCGTCCTTGACCCGGATCTCGTCCCACTGGTCGCTGGTGAGCTGATCGAGCATGCCGTTCCACGGGTAGGACTCGGCCGGGGAACGGGCCAGGAAGTTGATCTTGCCGAAGATGTAGTCCAGCTCGTTGAAATACACCGTCTGCAGCGCCCCGCCGAGCCGGGCCAGGAACACCTGGTTGGTCAGCGACCCGGCCCCGGTGGTACCGCACAGCGCGTCCACGAACTTGTACAGGTTGGTGTCAGGCGTTGCGGTGTAGACGTATTCGTCAAAATGGGCCAGCCGCGCCTCGGTGGACCGGGGCGGCATGAGCGGGAACGGGTCGGTGGTGCCCACAATCATCTTCCTTTAGCTAAAATCGACAATCTCGGCTGGGCCAGGCTGGACATGACCAGGCGGGGCCTGGCAAGGCAAGGCAAGGGTTTTACTTCAGCTGATTCATGCCCTGAATCCATCTCCAAATCACATAGAGCAATACACAGAGGCCGATGATGACGGCGATCAGGGTGAGCATCAGGTCCCTCTTCTCGACGGGGCCCCCTCCGGGGGCCCGAGCAAAAATGATCTTGATTCACGGGGTCGCTACCCGCCGCAGGACAACCCCTTGATAGACGGCCAGCTGATTGTCGGCGAGCTTGAAGTCGGCGACCTCACTGACCGCGGGGGAGGGATCGGAAGAGTTGTTGAAGATCTGGATGCCATAGGCCAGCGGGGCATCGGCACTCTGGGTGACCTTGCAGTCCACCACCCCCAGCGTCTGCTGCACGTACATGGTGATCACCGACAGCTTGACGCTGACCCCGAAAGGCATGGAGTTCCAGAACGATTGCATCCGGGTGATGATGTTGGAATTGACCGTGGCCACCGAGTAGGTGCGGTCGTATTCGATGTCCAGGCAGGGCTGCAGGTAGGCGAACGTGCCCTGGTGCACCATCACATCGGTGGTGATCTGTTTGGCCGGAGCGATCAGCGCGCCCAGCAGCTGGGGCACCTGGTTGTAGACGTAGTCCAGCGTCACCGGGGTGCCGGTGGACGGCCCGGCCGAGGACCATTCCACCCCGGCCACCTCGGCGGCCGAGCCTTTCAGCAGGGTGGTCGGGTTGGGGCTGCCCGGATTGGTGTTGGGGGCCAGCAACCAGTAGTGGGTGCCCCGAGTGTAGACCACCCCGCCGATGGTCAGCGTGGACGGGAAACTCACCACCGGCACCGAGCCCAGTCGCATGAACCGATTGCCCGCGGTAGGAGACCCCGCCGACCCGACGCGCTCAAAGTTGTCGGTGTAGAGCGCGTCCGAGGTCAGCGAGGACAGCGTGGCGGCGCTGACCGAGGTCGCCTCGGTGACCGCGAAAGGTGAGACCCCGTCGACAAAGATGTCCACTTTGTTGCAGATGCCGTTGAGCGGATTGTTGCGGCTGCTCTTGGTGGTGTACTGGAACTCCAAGTCCACGATGTTGCCCGGCACCAGTGCCCCACTGGAGATGGTGGTGAACTGCGGGCTGGTGCCCGCGGTGTAGATGTAGTCGTTGATCGGGGAGTAGAAGGTCTCGTTCTCCTGGCCCAGCTGATCAAACACCGATTCCATGGCGGGCCAGGCGTATTTGACATCCTGATTGACCGGCAGGATCACCTCGGTGGTGGGTACCGGGATCTGGGTTTTGTATAGCGAGAGCGGGCCATACACCGCCACCCGGCTCACGTTGTTGTTCTGCTGGCACAGCGCCTCGTAGTAGTCGGAAGTCCCGGCCATGTTGCGCAGCAGGGTGTCCTTGAAGCGCTGGCGCAACTCGGCGTCGGTCTCCGGGTCCACCCCGCCTGTCATCGCGCCCAGGTTGGTCACCGTGGACCCGCCGATCACATCACCCACGTAGGTGATCGAATTGGGCGGCACGTTGCCCGTAGAGCCCACCACGGTGCACTGCACGGGCACGTCGCAGTTGAGGTTGCCGGTGGTGAGCACCACCGCCTGGGTGGAGGCGAAGTAGAGCGTGGTGATCATCCCGGCCAGCCCCGGCGTGGTGTAGAACTGGGTGCCCAGCTGGAAGGTGTAGTCCTGGGTCGAGGGCATGGTGACGGTCACCCGCACCACTCCGGTGGCCGCCTGCCCCTGCAGGCGGCCGAACCCGAAGATGCCCACGAACTGCTCCAGCTCGGCCCCGGATTTGGTGTCGATGTCCAACAGGGAGCCCACCAGATACTGGGCCACCGAGGCTTCTGAGATGCACTCGGCCACCGCGTCCACGATCTTGCGCTCGGGGGTACCGACCTCGCAGGACAACGTGGGCATAGTGTTGGCCAAAGTGGCCAACATCTGTTGGGAATACTGCGTGGGGGTGGTCATTTAGACTCCTGCGGTGATACCGACCCGGGCCGGTTGCTGCACGGCGTTGGCGACATCCACGGCCACCTGGACCTGGTCGTAGCCCACCGCCACATTGACGTTATTGATGTTCCACAGCAGCTCATCCAGGCTGTAGAGCGTGGGGTTGGCCTTGAATCCGGCCATCTGCACGATCTGGTAGTTGTCCAGCACCCGCATCGCCTCGGAGTACACCAGCGACTGGGTGGCGTAGCTGATGATGCCGCCGATGTAGTTCTGGAAGTTGGACCCCATGGCCGGGTGGAAGCGGTCGATGCCGAACCGCTCGGTCATCCACAGGGTCATGTCCTGGATGAGTTTGTTGGTGCCGTAGACGATGCCCAACTGGCTGCCCTGCAGCACCAGGTCACCGTTTTGCACCATGAAGGAGAAGGACATCTATCCGCCCCCCAACAGGTTGGCGGCGATGCTGGACTGGATCTGTGGCTGGGCCAGCTGAGCCAGCACGCTCGCCAAAGACATGGCCAGGCGCTGGATCTGCAGGCGCTGCTCCTCACGCATCCAATCCAGGAAGGCGATCTTGTCCTCCAATAATTTGATCTTGATTTCGGGGTTGGCCTCCTGCTTTTGAGGGGTGCCGCTGCCGTTGCGGGTTTGGGTGGGCATTGTTACTCCTTCTTTTTATGGGCTACGACTGCTCCGACACGGTGTAATAAGCATCGACATCGTTCTGGGTGATCCTTATCGGATTGCGCGTGTCGTAGGCCAACCAGTCGGTGTACTCGATGATGACTGCGGGATAGCCGGTGCGTTGAAACACCAGATACCAGTCTGGCGGGACCTTCTCGCTCTGCGGGTTGGGGCTGTTGGTAGGGAACCATCCACCATCTTTGCCGCCAGTATCAACGTAAACCAAATTGCACCCGGCGAATATATCAAGAATACTTTCCTGAACAAA